ATTTGTTATACTATATATAGTATATACTTCCTATATAAATAATATACTATTAAAATAAAATGACTTAGACCTTATTTATTAGATATAATAAGATTAAGAGAATACACTTAGATAAAAGGAATTGTATTATGACACAGAATGAATATAATAAGCTTAATGAAGCACTTAAAGAGTATAGTAAAGCTTATTACGAAGGTAAGCCAGTAATAACGGATTTTGAGTATGATAACTTAGTAAAACAAATTAAAGAATACGAAAAAGATCATTTAGCTAGTAACGATAGTATAACGAAAGTTATAGGTACAAGCAGTCTTAATAATAAAATAGAACATATCGAGAAGATGTATAGTATGGAAGACCTATTTTCTCTAGAAGAAGTTAATACTTGGTTAACTAGAAAAAACATAGATAATTTGTTCTATGTTATGCCTAAATATGATGGATGTTCATTAACATTAACATATGTTAATGGTAAATTATCTACAGCTGTTACTAGAGGTGATGGTTATAGAGGGGAAGATATTACTTTTAATGTTAAATATATAAGAGATATTCCAGCTTATATAAGTCATAAAGGTAAGATAGAAATACGTGGTGAAATTGTTATACCTAAAACTAAATTTGAAGAGCTTAATCTTAAGAGAATAGAGAATGATCTACCAACATTTAGTAACCCTAGAAACTTAGCCTCTGGTTCTATAAGGGTAAAGAACGAAAACATAGAAGATAGATGGCTAACATTCGTTCCTTGGGGTTTAGGTTATAACGAACTTAATATAAGAACCTATAATGAAGAATTAGCCTGGTTAAAAGAAAATGGATTTACATATGATAGCTATGGTCAACTAGTAGACATAAACAGTGTTATAGAAAGATGCTCGTTATTAGAAGAACATAGAGACGATCTTAAATACCAACTAGATGGCGCTGTTATTAAAGTTAATAGCGTAATGGGCTTTAAAGAATTAGGATTTACAGAAAAATATCCTAGAGGTATCGTAGCTTATAAATTTAAAGCAGTTGAAGTAGTTACAGAACTACTTGATGTAAAATGGCAAGTAGGTAAATCTGGTGTTGTTACTCCAGTAGGCGTTCTGAAACCAATAGAGATTTCAGGTTCTATAGTAAGTAACGTTACTTTACATAATATGAATTACATAAGAACTATGGAATTGAAAATAGGGGATATTATAAGTATGATCAAATCGGGAGATGTTATACCTAAACTTTCTAATGTTTATAAAGGTAGAAGAACTGGTAAAGAACATCCTATAGTAGAGATTACTCAATGTCCGTCTTGTAATTCAGAATTATTTATAGATGGCGCTTATAGAGTTTGTGCTAATGAAGATTGTCCCAGTAAGAACATCGGTAAACTAATTCACTTTGGTAGCAAGAAAGCTTTAAATATTAATGGTCTTGGAGATAAAGTAGTTGAACAGCTTTATAATAATGGATTAGTAAAAGAGTATAAAGATCTTTATAAATTAACAATAGAAGATTTACAAACTCTAGATGGGTTTAGTACTTTAAAAGCTAATAACCTTATTAATGCTATAGAAGCAAGTAAGGGTATAGAACTTCATAAGTTTATATACGCTCTTAATATAGATGGAATTGGAGAAACTGGTGGTAAAGTGTTAAGTAACTATGGTAACACTTGGTATAATACTCCTAGTAACTTATTAGCAAATAGTAAATTAGATATAAGAGCTATAGAAGGATTTACTAGATACATAAGTAAAAATAAATCTATGGTTATAGAACTTATGGAAATAGTACAACCTAGCTTTAAAAAAATTGAAGTAGGCAATATAGTTTGTTGTATTACTGGAACTTTAAGTATCTCTAGAGATGCTATGATAGAGAAATTAAATAAGCTAGGTATAGAAGTTAAGAACTCTGTAACTAAAGAGACGAAATTTCTTATAGTAGGTGAAGATCCTGGTGCTAGTAAACTAAATAAAGCTAAACAACTAGGAATCAAGATAGTTTCTGAAAATGAGGCTTTAGATAATATGTAATAATATATGACGTATAGTATAGGTTACCATGATTAAAATTCGGCTATCCTTATACAAGCCTATACTATGCGTTAATAACTTTTTCTCTTTTGCCATCGTTAGTATAGTTTATGCCTTTTGCCTATACTAACGACTCCTTGAGAGATGAGGTTAGCGTTTGTGTTAATACCATATATAGAAGATGGGATGTAGAGAGAGTCTTAATAGACTCTCTCTACATCATCTTTTATTTTTTACAGTACTATACTGTAGAATGGTGGAATCTATGAATCCTGGGATTTTCCTAGTGGTTCTAATATTAAAGAAAGGAGATGTGATAGCATGATCGTTTTTACTCTTGAAAAATTCGTAGCTAATGGTGGTACTGCTACTCAGACAGGAACTACTTTTACTTTAGCTAAAGACGATAAGTTTACGGATATAGTCCATACTGAACGTATTGACGCTCCTGCTGATTTTCATAAGTTCATTTACGAACCTATGTTGATACCAGACAGAAACTACTATATCAAAGCTAGACGTCATTTCACAGAGTCTAACCTAGACCATGATACGCCATCGAAGATAGTAAGATTTGATAAAACCAGATCTGAAGCACTTATCTTTAATAGAGACAACATCATAGAGAAGCCTTGGGTAACAGTCAACGAGAAAGAGTTGACTAATGATGACTCAAAGACCTTTACTATAAGCACCTCAGCTTTTAAAGCTAATATGTCAGGTCATGAGTATACCCATTGGATTATCACAGATGGTAACGACCAAGTAGTCTTTACATCCTTAGAAGACAGGATAAATAAGACTAAAATAGTTGTTACGAAAACTCCTGTTATGACTTCTAAGACTAAACTGAAAGTGCATGTTATACATGCTTCATCAGTAGGTATAGAATCAGAAGTTGCAATAGCGATAGTTGATCTACAACGATACAACTACGAGATAGTCTCTAGAACAGAAGATATACCTTCAGGCGTTAATTACGATTTAACGTTACGTAGGTTAAATAAAAATGCTAACATGAATATCTCTAAGATAGAAGTAGTAAAACCGGATACTAAAACTATCTTATACAGTGTTACTAACACTGAAGAGAAGACCTCTCTAACATTTAGTCTTCCTTGGTATCTGTTTAGGCATAATAGCATGGTACAGGTTATCATCACAGCTCTAGACACTAAAAATGGTGTAGGTCATAACATCGTTAACCTATATACTTCTAGTGCTACAATTAAAGAACTAGAAGATCCATCGTTTAAATATAGTCACAAGTTTAAACTACTTGGTAAAACTTCTGAAGCAGACTATGCTGAAGCAGCTTATACTATGGAAACGCCAGATGGTTACATCCCTATGCCTGTTAATAACAGCACTCAGCTGTTTAAATTTAAATTTGAAAACGACAAATTAGTCAATACTGGAGAACCGCTTAAAGGTATCAGTCTTTTAAGTGTGAACAACAGCTATACGTTTGTCAAATACACCGAAAATAACTTATTAGTTATTGATGGTTGGAGAGATATGGTAGGTACTGATAAAGAGCCAGTGTTCCTAATATATCGACATAATGTACATACTGATACATATGATCTTCTCTCCATGATAGAACACCCAGAGGGTGACAAAAACACTGCTGCTCGAACTGGTTCATTTGCACAACTTACTGAAACAACGTTTGCTTATCTACCTGTATATGGTACTAAACTATATAAGCTAGATATAACAACTAGTAAGTGCACGGTACTTGAAGAGTTAGTTTCTCCGAATAAAGGAGCTGACAAATTCAAATGGTTCCTAAGACTTCCTAACCAACGTCTATTAGTACAACATGGTGATGAACCTTATGCTTATAAATATGAAATTATGAAAATGCTATTTGAGAAAGGACCATCGATAGATCCACTTAGTTTTGTAAAAACTGAGTCAGCTAGTAGATTCCTTCCGAATGGTGATAACTTGATCTACAAAACAAAACATAATGCTACTGATACCGATCCTAGTTTAGTAGTTCTAAGTTACAGAGAAGGTAAATATAAACTAACAGGTGAAACTTTAACCGCTGGTGAGTTCCCTAATGGTTCTATATTGTTGTTAAGTAACGAAGTTATCCTTACTAAACGTAAAAATAATGGGCCTGGTAATCAGGACACTTATATTACGTATAAGTATTTCTAATCAATTTAAAATTAATATAAGGAGAGTAAAATGGCTGGATTATTTACAATCGGCGCTACACCTAGGTTTACTCCATTAGGTGCTAATGATAAATCTGCTAGACCACTTCCTGTAGATCCATCAGAGCGTCCAAGTCACTTACCTAAATTTTACTTCTTTGCTGCCCAAGGCACAATGAAGGATCAAATTATCAGTGGTGCTGCTGCTAGGAACCTATATGGTTCTGAAACCTTTGACGAACATGGTAAGTTCTTTAAACACACTACCAAGTTCTTAATCGGTTGTACTGGTGCTGGACAACAAGTTATGGCTCAAAGACTATTGCCTTCTGACATTGGTCCAAGATCTAACTTAAGTCTATATGCTGACCTACTAGAAGCAGAGATACCTAACTATAAAAGAACCTCTACAGGTGATATTGTTAAAGACGTTAGCGGCGTTCCTGTAGTTGACGATGCTAAACCTACTATTAAAGGGTACTATGTTAAATTTGTAACTGACTATAACAGTGCTGAAGAGCCAACACAAGCCGGTCTTCTAACATCTAAACCAGGTGTTATGATGCAAACTGTTACAACTATGGTAGACGATCCAAATGGCGAGACTGAAGAAGTTGATGTTCATACTGGTAAATATAGACTAGTAAAAGTAGGAACAGGTAAATTCGATACTGTATGGGAAGATAACCCAAATCCTACCAAAGAAGAGCTAACAGCTGTCGAGTATAAACCAAAGATTAAAGCTAAATTTGAAGCTGCTGAAGCTGATAATAATGGCGATATAGAGTTTACGGAAGTAACTATCAAATGGGATAAAATAGCTTCTATTCAAGATCTAGAAGATAAATCTAAAGCTACTGATGATACATTAGAGACTTATGGGGATATCTATATAGATACTATCCACACTTGGACAGAATCAGGTGGTGTTTATACACCAGCTACTGTTGAAGGTGGTGAGCTTAACGATCCTGATGTCGTTGCTAAACTTAAAGCTATGGATGCTATGGCTGCATTGCAAACGCCTAACGTTGCATTTAGCGAGAAGAAGCTAGATCAATATCCTTGGAGTGCAATGAAAATCGTTGCTAAACCAGAAACGTTTGCAGAGCTAGATGCTTCTAACTATAAAGATCAGATCGATAAAGTGACTGCTACTATCTATAGTAACCTAAAGACTTCTAAACAAGTCGAGATTATGGAAGATAAGCTAGAAGAGATTATCGAGAAGAAAACACAGATTAAGAAAGTACCAGTAACTAAAGAAGTTACTTCTACAATGTACCCAATTATGGAATGGCGTGCTAAAGATTATGGTAAGGCATATGACAACTACGGTTTCAGTATTAATAGCCCTTTCCTAAATGAGTTCAATAAGGTCCTTGCTAAAGCTACTAAGAAATATCCTTATAGCTTCAGTATCTATACTAGACCAAATGAGAAATCTTCTGGTACAGTATTTAGATCATTGTATGGCGAGAATGAGGTTGAAGTATTACTATCTTCAGCTCCAGTTATCGATCCATCTCTAGAGCAAAGAAGAGATCTTCTTAACGTATTCAAATCAGAGTACTACAACGAGAAAGATCCTATTAAACCTTATAAACCATTTGCATTCCTAGATCCATATATCTACGATAAAAATATCGATCTTGTTCTTAAGAAATTCCTAGAGACTGAGAAAGAAGCTATTAGTTTCGAGCCTTCTCTATACCCAGCTGATAACGCTTATGCTAAGAACATTGATTGGTACGACTTTACAGGATTAAATAAAGAGGATCTAGAAGATCAATTCGGTTTGATTAACCCATTCACTTGCAAAACAAGTAAGAATGTTAAACTTCAAACTGTAAGACTATCAGAAGAGAGACCTAAACTACGTGATAACCTTAAAGAGGTTAACATGTCTGTTAATAAACCAATCTTCTTGCAAGGTGGTTCAGACGGTACTCTAGACGATGCTCACTTTGAAGAAGCTATTAAGCTTGAACTAGCTAAATATGCTGATCCTGATAGTGAACTACAAGAACTAGCATATGCTATCGAAAGTTGTATTTGGGATAGTGGATTCTCTCTAGACGTTAAGAAAGAGTTAATCAATATTATCTCTATAAGAAAAGATACGATGGTATGTCTTGGTACTCATACTGTAGACGGTTCTAACCCACTACCTACTTCTAAAGCTAGAGCAGTTGCTACCGCACTTGAAGCTAGATTGAAATTGAACCCTGAGTCTACATATTATGGTACATCAGTTGCTAGAGGTATTATCGTTCTAGGTGCTGGTGAGTTAAGTACTGAAGAGACTGGTGTTACATACCCATTAACTTATGATCTAATGGTTAAGACAGCAAGATTTGCTGGTGCAGGTAATGGTAAATGGAAACGTGAGTATCTATTCGACCATGGTGAGAACGCTGTTATTAGAACAATGAAAAACATTGTTCCAGAGTTTATCCCAACAACTATGAGACCAGTACTATGGAACGCTAACACTATCTATCCACAAAGATATGATAGAGAGAACTATTTCTTCCCTGCGCTACAGACAGTATTTGCAAATGATACTTCTGTTCTTAATAACTACTTTACTATACTAGCACTATGCGATGTTACTAAAGTTGGTTTCGACGTATGGAAGAACTTTACAGGCGTTATAAGTTTAACAGAGTCTGAGTTCAAAGAGCAAGTTGAAAGCTATGCTACTCAACTTCTATCTGGTAAATATGCTAGAATCATCAACGTTACTCCTGAATGTAGGATAACAGATGCTGATAAAGCTCGTGGTTATAGCTACCAGTTGATCTTTAAACTATCTGCTAACAACATGAAAACAGTTTGTATCTATACTACAGAAGTATATAGAGCAGGCGAAGAACTTAAATAAGGAGATAACTCATGAGCGCACGATTAGTAGACGCTATCTACGATAGCACAGAAGTGAATGCTGGAGTTTCTCCAGCACTGGATCTTAACTATGGCGGTATGATGGGTGTTACACCTCGCTATGGTTTCTTCGATCCTAATAGTGGTAAATACTATGGAGAGTGGATATCTGCTACTCCATACGTAAGAGAGAACGTTCTTCCTGTATTGCTAACCCATCCTAAATTTATGGATTGGCTACCGAACAGAGAAAGATGGCTTGGTATGTGCAAAGCAGTATTTGAGACTGAAGCACAATCTATTACTGGTCTAAGAGGTGCACTAACTGTTGACACTGATAGCACTAGTGTAGGTGGCGCAGGTGCTCAATTCGAAGTACCTACCAATGTTACTTTAGAACAAACATCACTAAGCTATACATTTAAAGAGAGAATGGGTAGACCATTTAACAAATTCTTCTCTTTCTGGATTGAATATGGTATCATGGACCCACATACGAAAGTAGCTAAGTCTATGAAGTTCCTTAAAGACCCAACAAGCAATGAAGAGTTTAAAATGTATACTCCTGATTTCTACACAGCAACTGTATTGTTTATAGAGCCTTCTAACAACAATACGACTGTAGAGAAAGCTTGGTTAGTATTTAATATCTTCCCTAAGTCAGCTGGTGCTTACGAAGGTTCTAGAGATATTACAACTGCTAAAGCTACTGAAGAGATCACTATTGATTTCGCAGGTATCGGTATTCATACTGATGCTGTCCATAACCTTGCTAAAGCTATTATGCCTAAACTTGTTTCTCTATATGAGCAACCTGATATGCATATGACTCTACCTGTAGCAGGATTCGATCCTAGTATTAAGGATAACGATACTGCACATAGTACAGATAGAAAACAAGGCAATGGTGAGCTTGAGTGGGATACACATCCTTCTGCTTAAAAGAAAAATAAAATATAAGATAGAGAGTAACCATATGGTTACTCTCTATCTTTTTGATGTTTTAACGATTGCTTCTTAACGATTACTTCTTAGCACCTAGAAGAGCTGCAGTTAGATCTTCTTTTAGAGATGCTACATGAGATTTAGGAATTGTACTATCTTTAATTTTGATAGACAAACCGGTAACACGATAGTCTTTACCTGTTAGGCTATTCTTACCAGTTACTTCTCTTGTGATAGCAGCTTGGATTTTACCATTTCTACCGAATGGAGTATCTACGATAACGCCCTTAAGGTCTTTCTTACCTTTTAGAGTAGCTTTAGCGAAATCAGCGATTGCTGTTGTAGCTGCTTCTGCATATGCTTTCTCAAAGTTCTTAACGATTTTATAATCGCTGTCTTTGATACCAGCTTCTTTAAGAGCTGCTTTGAAGATGTCGCCATCTGTATAGCGATACTTATTAACGCCTTTAGCGTCGTCTTGTTTTATAAGTTCGAATTTAGCATTCTCGAACTTAATCTCAGTTGCGGTCTTCTCCATGGGGAGCCTCCTGTTAAGTTAAATAAGTTTTGAACGTTTTTGATCAATAACTCAATGCATATACATTATTTTAAAAATAATGACCACTACATGCAGGTCCTGAAGCATCTGTATCAGATTTCCCTAGAAGATACGATTGCAATCACCATGTAATGTTATATACTTAAGCTAAATACATCTACGTTCTATATAAAGAATATATAACTCAAATTTATTCAGATCATATGTTAACAAGGTACTACAGACATAAAGCCCATAGTACCTTGTTAAACATTTATATATAACGGTTATATTATGTAGTAGTTATCAACCTAGAGTCTTATAGACTCTAGGGATACGTTTATAAGTATTTGATTATGAAGTCTATGATACCCATTATAGAATATAATAGAACTATGTAATCGTAAAACGTATTAGGTTTTATGATAACAATCATAATATTTCACCTACTTTCTTGTTAGATAACAATAACAGTTGGTACCCGTTATAACCAGTAATCTGGTCATTTAACAAGAAGAGATACTAGACCATAGGTAAGGAATTAATCCTTACCTATGGTCTAGTTTTTATTCCTTTAGATGTTTACTATATATGATTAATAATCAACATTTACAACCCTCAATTCGTTATTGATTATTAATTCGAATTTTAGTTCCCCTAAAAATACTTACTATAGAGTCTAAAAGCTCTATAGTAAGTATTTTTATTGTTCGCTGATTATATACATATAAGGAGCTGATATGTCTGTCGGTGTAAAAAAAGTAACAACACAACTATTAGACCTATCTATTAAAAATAACTTTGAATCCGTTAAAGATGGTACTGGTAAACCATTAGCAGAAGGTGAAGGCGAATTATCTCCTTTTGGGGAATTAGGTAGTACGATTACTAACCTTGTTAATAAAATTAAATCTGTAGTTAATAATATTTTATCTGCTATAGGTAATGTAATTAAATCTGTAAGTAAATTTATAGGCAAAATAATGTCTGCTATAGCAGGAGCTATTAAAGCAGCTTTAAAATATGTTATGGGATTATTAGGTATTCCATTAGATGCTTTAAGTAATATAGCTAAGAAAGTCTTTAAATATATTAAATCAGCACTAGGTGTTCTAGGAGGTTGGTTAAAGGATATACTAGGTCTAGGATCTAATGCTGGTAATATAAAAGATAGAGCAGGATTAGCTATTTCTGATATAGCTAAAACAGGATTACTAGCTGGTTTGTTAGCATACTTTAGAAATGACTCTAGAGGACTTAAGAATGCTACTAATAAACTTCTTAAAGAGTTTGGTATAGAAGACGTTACTAGAGGCTATAATAAGCTCTTTAGTCACGGTTCTTATGGTAGAGACTACTATGATAGCTACTACGGGTTAAACTCTCTCTATAAGGATTCTAAAGACGCTAAAATCTATAGACATCTTTATAATAGCGGAAGAAGTAAGAAAGGTTTCTTTTCTAAGTTAAAACTAGATACTTTAGATAGTGTATTTGAAAGATTTAAGTTCTTAGGGTTATCAGGAGCTACAGCTAGAGACTTAATAGAGTTAAGTAATATTAACGATTTAGATAGGTTATTGCCTAGAAACAAAAGAAGAATAAACTATAATAGTGATTATACTACGTTATCTAAAAAGAAGAGAACAGAATACTCTAACGTAGAGAAATTAAATATTATAAGAAAATCATCTGGTTTATTAAAACATGATGAAGAAACTTTCGATAGATATACTGGTGATGGTATTATTAACGATTTTGCTTCTAGAAATAGAATAGGCGAGGCTTTTGAAAGAAGATATGGCATAGATAATGGAACAATATTCGAGAGATTTACTTATAATGGTGAAAGGCCTAATATAGAGAAACCGTTAAACTTTAGAAATGAAAAGTACGAACCATCTGTGTTGGCAGACCAAAGTAAAGAAACAGAGATAGAGAAGATAGCAACTACATTGGGTGTAGAGAACGTAACACTTAGTCAACCTTTAACATATGCTGAGCATAAAGGATTTACTAAAGAGAAAACGGTTAATACGAAAGTAGAAAAAATCTTTAAACCTAGTAAAGCTAAAGAACTGCATTTTACATTTTAAAAAGAAGATATAGAGTATAGAACATAGTGTTCTATACTCTATATCATTATTATTGTGCTCTGACTGAAGCGCCAGGTAAAGAAGTAGTTAAGTTACCTTGTGCTGTAAATAATGACAATGGGCCATTAAGTACAGAACCGATAGCAGAACCTACACGAGAAGGACTAACTACTGAGTATAAGTTAGCTCTAGCTCTAGCTAGCCTCATACCTAGTTTATTCAAAGCATATTTATCTGTTTGTATATCACGACCAGCTAAAGTGGCTAAATAACGTCCCATAGGAGAAGCATCGTCCATACCGAATTTAAATAGATCTGAGAAAACACCTTTAGTTATAGGTGCTGTAACTAAGGTACTAAAATCAGTTACGGTAAAACTAACATCGACACCTAATGGTTTCCTTGTTTTAGTAAATGGTAAGTTAGTAGTACCTCTAGTAATGCTTAAAGAAGTGATCATACCTAGTTTAATATTCTGAACACCTTGTGAGGTTACAGAACAAAGGAAAGGTGATGTATAAGAACTTTTACCTGTTGATAGTGGTAAAGCGCCGGCTATAAGCATACAAAGAGGTATACCTATAGATTGCATCCTAGAGAAATCATTACCATAAACACAAGCTAGTTTAGTATTGTAAGTAACAGTAGGAAAACTAGCAGAACTATCACCCCAACGTTTAGGAATATCAACATAAGCATCTCCAAATACAGTTGCTAATACGTTAGAAAGACCCATACTAATACCATTAGCGCCGCCCATAAGAAGTTCTTTAACTCCCGACATAATAGCGCCAGTATCTACAGGGCCGCCGACATTACCACCAGAGAAGTTAAATTTCATATCTTGCGCTCCAGAAGCAACAGACTTTAATAAACCTCCAGTTTCAATATCTCTTACATCATTAGAAAATGATTCTGTTAATGTACCTACATAATCAACTTGGAAGATAGCAGATAACCCACCGTCGTGAATAACACTACTAGTAGTATCTACAAACTGATCTATCCAAGATCGTTCTTCGGTATTTTTACCATTACGTAAATTAAAATTATGTACAAATCCCTCTGTAGTTGACGAACGTCTTTTAATATCCTCCGTGCTACCGAAAGCAGTATTTTGTGCATTCGCTATTTGAGCATCTATATCATTATCAGATTTTTCACCGCTTTGCACAAATGGATTTTTCGGACTATCCCATTCTGGTCTTTCTTTAATAGCTTTATCTAAATAATCTTGAAATGTTGCTATACCACTCGATTGTAAAGCATTAGCAGATTCTCTAACATCATCGTAGATATTCTCAGAACCATCTGGAATAGCTAACATAGCTCCGTAATCATTTGCTATAGGAACACCAGTACTTCCTTCTTGTTCAGATAGTTGTTTTTGTTTCCTTCTTAAAAAATCTCTATAAGCAGCTTGTGGTCCTGACATAATAGCAAAAATATCTAAATACCCTGTTTTACTATTAAAGATTTGACCGCCTAACATATCTGCTATCATTTGTAATTCATCTTTATCTAACTGTGCGTAAAACCCAGCATCATGAACTTCTTGTTGAATATTATTTATAGATCTATTCTCTATAATAGGAGCGATTAGTTTTAATTCGGTAGCTAGTTGTGTAGTTAAGTTACTTACAGTACTCCAATAAGTATGCATAGTAGGACGCATATAGTAATAGTCAAAAGCGTTATCCATATTAAGAAACCCAACTAAAGCCTTAGTTGCCCATACTATAGCTGTTGTCCATGGAAAACAAGCGAACACCGCAAAACCACCTATAGCACTACCTATATTATATAATGTAGGTTTTCTACCAGTGTTAGCTACTATAACGTCTCCGTAGTCTATAGCAGACATAAAGAAATCTATCAGACCATTAAACTTCTTAGTACCGAATGTTAAGAATACTAAATTAACGTTATCGTCTATAGCTTCTGAGTAATACCTACCTAATGACATTTCGCTATCAGATCCAGTAGGTTGTGTAGACATAAATGGTCTGTCAGGACTTAACGTAGGATTATATCTAGGTCTTATATCAGCATATCTAGTCCATTGTGGCTTAGGATTACAAGCTAAGTGGCCTCCTAACCTAGTGTTACTGTATTTAAAACTGGCAGTACTAAAAAACCTACCGTTTATTAATCTCTCTGTACTTAATTCTTTATTAGTTATATTAAATCTAGTTCTTACCCAATCTAAGTCTAATACTTTTTCTCTATTTGTTTGTATAAATGTATCAATAGTATTAACATCTTCGCTAATACTTTTAGCTTGGTCTACTCTTACGTAGTTCCTGAGGATATATCCTCGTTCGTCAAAAGCCATATTAGCTCCTTAAAAATATATCACATAGGTATCTGGTTAAGATACCCAGATACCTATGTTTTCGTTTTACCAATTAAGAACTCTATTAACAGGTTTCTTACTGAATTGTCTCTTAAGAGTATCTCTAATTTCTATAAGATCAGCAGACTCTTGGTTAACACCAGTATCAACACTCATAGTGTTAATATCAGACTCTTTGATCTCTAGAGTTAGTAAGTTACTTACACTCTCGGTATTAATGTTCTTTTCATTAAGCATATCGAAAGTATTAGCGTTATTGATACCAGGTTCTGTTACCCAATCCCAAGTTAAAATAGCGGAAGTATGTTTAACTAATATACCATTAACAACTTCATCTTTACTAAGACTACGCACGCTAAAAGCTACGTTTCTATCTGGATTATTAAGAGCCTCTTCTAAGAATACTCCTTTAGGACCAGATGGCTTAATAAGACCTTCTACTATAACAACGTTACCATGATTACCCATCATATTGACTTTATCATTAGTAAGTTTGAATTGTACGTCTTTGATATGGAAAGCGATATTACTCATATCGTAACCAGCATTCCTATTAATAAACTCTGGCATAGTCATGCCAGGTTTAAACTTAGGATGGTCCATCTCACCAAGTAGATAACCTTTCTTTAATCTTCTCCAAAAGAAGCTATTAGGGTTATTAACTAACTCTTGAACACCTTTATAGGTATAGAATGCTTTACTACTATTAAATACATTAAAAGCACCTAATCTTACTCTATAATAACCATCAGCGGTTTTTTCTATCTTAGCACTCTCTGTAGGTTTATAACTAGCAGCATTAAGTACTATTTTAAAATTATCATAATCCATATTATGTCCTTAATAATTTACTTATATCAGAAGATGTTTCTTCATTCTCAACGAGAGCAGAAGCTAGTCCGTCTTTAAAATAGTTACCAATTAATTTACTAGCAGTGTCTCTAAAGCTTTGAACATCAGCTAGTTTAGTATAGACTACCTTCTGTGTGAATATATCTTCTCTTTTAGTTAAAATGTCTTTATACGGTCTTAATCCTGTTTTATCTTTACTTATAAGGCTACTAAGAAGCTCAAAACCTACAGGGTCATTACCTACGTTACTTCCAGCATATTTCTTACTATTAAGAAATATATTAGCAATATCTTCATAGTTCATATACCAAGGTATCTTACCGTTATTATAGAACTCATCTAGGATATTGAACATGATACTAGTATCTTGTACTAGTTGATTATTTACTATAACAGTACTGTCTTTATTAAACTTCAACATGATATAGCTCTTATTAGAATCTGGTAAATCTTTAATATTTATCATAGAGATTTTATCAGGTTGAAATGTTTGGAAAACAGGATCATTCGTTATAGCATAGTTATCGTTTTTATCTGCTATACAATAGTAAGAGATAAGATTAGTTATCTTATCTAAAGAGCATAGACCTTTAGAAGTAAATCTCTCTGGGAAAATTATTCTAATCTCATCTGTAGCTATAGTTTGATCTCCTACTATCTTTAGAGATTTAACAACCTCTTTAGGATTTCTTTTCCAAGTACTTACATCTAAAGTATCTGCCATCTTTTTTTTACCTCGTTACTGTATTTTAAATATCTTAGTCTTAGACATAAAGAAATCGATAACTAGTTCTGTTAGTACAAAACTAATAATATCATCAACATTCTTATCAGAATCTTGAGCTAAGTATTTCTCACATAGTTTAATAAACTTATAATAATTAGTAGTGTCGAATAATAGACCGGCTACAAGTTCAATACCTATGGTCTCTATACATTCAAGATCATCGTCTAATCTAATAGATAGTAATTTATCACGTACTTTATCTGCAAGAACAGGAATATTATCTCCATAAGAACAATAAGCTAAAAGCTCATTAGGCATCTCTCTAAGAACCTCTTCTAGACTACGCACATAAATGTCAATAAGTCTATTCCTTCTATGGATAGGATTCTCAACTTGAGTACCTGTTACATAAGTATCCCATAGTTTAATAAGCTCTTGTTTATTAGCTAAGAAAATATCCTTGGTAGTATCCCCAGGAACTTTACTATTCTTATCTTTTATAGAATAACCATAGATAGCATCTACTATACCCATTTCATTATCACAACTATCGAAAACTGGTTTAAGAACATAGATCGTATAAGGATCATTCTTCTTAGTACCAAGATACAATTTATTAATAGAAATATATTGTTCATAAGCATCAATAGCGGCAAATAGATAAGCTTCTAGTTTCCAAATGATATTATCTAGCTGTCTAGCATTAAGAGTTAAAGTAGCTAATTTTTCATTCTTAAGATAAGTAGCTATAAACCAAGCTTTCAATATCTCTTCAGCATAGAAAATACACTCTTCTTTATCTAGAACGCTATTAGCAAGGTTAATATACTCTACTGGATTTTTAAGATCATTAGCTGTAAATAGATTTTTAATATGTCTATTAATACCAGCTTCAGGATGTGTAATAATATCAAGTTCTACTACAGGAAGTTCAACATCTATATTTCTAATCTCTGTGTAGTTGATAGGATCTTGAAATAAGTTAAGATCTTTAGCTTCCTTAAGAAGATCAGGAAGATCTAACTCAACAACATTGAATTTACTAGCAGATGTAGGTTCTCCAGAGCTTAGATAAAGTTTAGCATGGTCTATAAAAGAAACTAACTGACCTTTAAAATCGTTCTTATAAAGATTAACCTCTGATTGTAGAGCATTAGCAACTTTTTGTACTACTAACTCAAAATCCTGACCTTGACCATCAGCAGGTATTATGTTAAGAACAGAAAGACCCTTTTCAACGCTGAAATCTATAGATCTACCGCTATTAACTAAATTTCTAGCTAGCTCTTCTAAACTAGCATTATTTTCTAATTTACTATAAACTTCGTACATATGATTATCCTTTTATATTATCGCTAATTCTATTTACAGCTATATCTATTAGCATAGGAATAGAAACTTCAGGATCTATTTTCTTAAGAATATTACCTTCATCATTATTAGTAGCATAAAGAACTGTTTCAACTGCTAAGTTAGCTATTTTAATTAATTGTTCATTAGCCTGAACTACATCGTTCATCTTCATCTCCTTGTGTGTAGGGGGTTTTTAATCAAAGAACCGACCTACTAGAGCGATAAAAGCATAGAGACTAGAGAGATATTATTCTCTCTAGTCTCTATGTTACATTTTGTAAAACGGAAAAAAGTTATGCCATATTAAGCTGATTGCGAGGTGGACTCAATATGGAACAAGTAAGATTAGGTTCGATAATAAATTTACGAGCTTGTTTATTATCATATATAATTAAATATGTCAAACTGAAAAAATTCCAGTTATATATTATACATATAGAAGAACTTATAGCGTTCTTCTTTTTAACTTTTAGGAACAACATAAAAAATCTAGTAACAGAGTACGGACGTGTACTCTGTTACTAGTCATATGTTACTCCTAGGAAAGGAGAAAATATGGATGGTATAAAATACCAAACACCCAATATTAAGCTTCTAAATACTGAAGCTGAAAGTTTCGTGCAAAGTATTATGGATACATTACCTGTAAATTTACAAATAATGTTTCGTAATAAATTGACTCCTATAGTACAACAGCTTCTTAATGAAGCTAAGAGTACTATAGGTACGAAACAAGAAATAGATAAAACTGATAAGCAATCAGTTCTATCTGGTGTTGCTGAGTACGGATATAAAATTCAAAGTTATATATCCGAAAGGCTTATGAATGCATTTAAGTATGCATTTAAAAATATGACATAATTGTCATATATAGGTATCTAGCATAAAGCTAGATACCTTCTTATTTCTATTTTTTATTTTTATGTTAATACAATATTTTTCTAGATCGATGACTAATATATTAAAAGGAAATGAATATGACATATACAATTCCACCTATTAACACTAAAGGAATATTTATATTTCATCCTCCATATGCAGATGATGTTAATATAAATAAAAAAGAGTATGAAGTTGTAGAGATAAGGAAAATAAAGGCACTACACGATGATGGTTTAGACCCGCTTAACTCTATCTATATTAAAGCTGGTTTAACTAAAGATGATTTCATAGACGACTTAGATAAAAATATACCTATTGTTACATTATCAGTAGACGGCGAACAATATCTTTATGTTCCAGCTGATAGAATAAAAGAAACTCCAGCTGTTATCGGTTATACAGCAACAGAAAGGTTATTAACTTTATCATTAGGTTTAGTACCTGATAATATTAACTTAGATCTTCTATATAAGAATATAGCAACATTAGTACATGATACTATATCTATTAAACCAGATGTTACAGAACAACCAGGCGGGCCAACAGTTTTAATGTCTAACGAAGATTACGATAAATACACTAAGATGATGTCAGCTCAAGCTAGATCTAATAATAAATCTTGGAGAGTAAGATACGAGGAGATGGAACAGCTTTATAAAACACAAAAAGTTAAAGTAGCTGAAATAGAAAAGATCTTACAGAGATTTATGTCTGCTAATCAGAAGCCTAAACCATAAATATATAAGACTATAGAGAGTAACATTAAGTTACTCTCTATAGTCTATCTTTTTATCCTAACATACCTATCATAGTAGATGTAAATTGTGTCATCTTTCTACTATCGTTTAGTACGCCTATTTTACCCCATACTTTAAGATACTCTTTATATAGTTCTTCTGCATCAGCATAACTATCTACAATCTCTTTAAAGCCAGGTATTTCATGTCCTGCGTATATATGTCCAACATCTAGCTGTATTCTTAATTTATTATAGATATAACGTTTAATACCTAATGTTATTAAATTTGCTACATGTGGATAATAGCTAGGTTGAATATTCTCTAAGTTAGCATTATTACTTAAATTAACTTTAAGTATACCATATCTTACGAATGGTGGATATGCTTCTATAAGAATCTTATTCTCGCCTACTAACTCCATTCTAGCTGTTTGAACAACAGAAGCTCTATCAACAACCGACATTAATTTAGCGCCTTCAGTAACTAGTGGTGATATACAGTTTCCATAGCTATCTAAACCATTATTATGTCCGTTTAAGTAACCACCCATTAATAAAGAATAAACAGCAACTATACTCTTATTATTTGTTAATGTTTTAGGTACTTCTATAATAAAAGAACCTAGTTGTTCATAAAGTGAAAAATCTGAAACAGCTACTGTATTACATAAACCTATGTTAATAAAAGCCATTTCTCCACCTAGAATATTCATATCTGTCATAATGATAGGTCGTATACAATCTATCATCATTCTCTCTTCCAATGATACTGGAGTACTACCTCGTTTCTGAGGAAATGCTAACTCCAATATTTCCATTGGTATATTCATTCTTATTACGTTGTTAAATGTATACTGTAAAGCATTCATTTTTACCCCTTAAGATTTCGTCTTATGATAGCATGTGGATCTATAAGAAGATCGTCATACTCATCTTTTATAATCTGTTCTATTTTAGCATTCTTAGTAGTATCAGCATATTCTTCACCTTCTACAACTGTATTAGGGATTATGTCTGGTTCTCCATTAGGAGCAACATAAAGTTTAGATTTTAACGAATCTGATACTGTATCTCTAATTATCTCTGTAGATTCATTAGGTCTTAAAGATATATTAGTTTTTAAACCTGCTTTCAGACCTCTATTACCTAGTTTTGTAGTTAGCTTAATAAACACTGGTTCCAATTTATCTAACATGCCTAAAACCCTTGGAGATAACCAACTTAATTTCTTTAATAGTTTCTTTAATAAATAAAATAGATATGGAATTACGAAACCTATTAAGATAACAATAGAAGAGAATAAGAACTCTCCCATAATGCTTCCACCGTCTTCATAATCGTCATATCTTTGTTCTGTGTATTGTCTAGGCAAACCAGTGTAAGAATTATAGCCATCTGGTTTATAACTCTTAGTAGGCATTTCATATTGAGTTCCTGAACCACTATGACCTGGAGACATTTCACCAGGCTGATAACTTGTGGTAGGATCATCATCATATGGCATAGTTCATACCTCCTATATTACCAATTTAAAAATTTATGTTTATACCCTTCCATATCATAGTCTTTAAGGTACATATCAAAATTAATCAACTGGTTTATAGATTCTAAGTTCATGGCTTCAGTCTCTTTGACATCTATAGCAGATTTATATCCTGTTATAGCTTCTACTTCTGAATTGAAGAAACTAATAATATCTAAATTTCTTTGGTTAATATTCGGTACACTACCTGTGTCTAACGAAGGAATATAAACGACTACTTGACTATCTTGTCCGACTCTCCAAGCTCTACTTATCGCTTGCTCGAAGATATACATTCTAAATGGTAAATCTAACGCTATGATAACATTAGCATTCGTTAATGGTACACCAGTAGAAAGAGATTTATAAGTAGTTACTAATGGATTAACATTCTTATCTTCTGTAAATCTCTTAACTTCTCTATTTAGATTTTTAGCAAACTCTCCATAGACTAACGCCATATTTTGTTTAAGGTTAGTTAGAACAGAACGAGCCGCTTCACAAACTTGGATATAGTTACTAAAGATAATCGTATCTTTTAATGTGCTATTAAGAAGTGCATTATAATCTAAATTAAGAGCAATGTCAACATGACACTGTATTCTAGCTCCCATAACGATTTTACCAAGACATTCACCTTGTATTTTTAACATAGGGTATTTTATCAACGTTTTAATATCATCCCATTGTTTAGCTAATTCCATAGGTAAGAAAGAACGAATTTCTTTCTCTATAGCAGTAGCTAAAGCCATCTCTTTAGAAATGAAACCTAACTGTTTCTTTTCATAAGCTTCTTGTATAATACTTACTAAATTTCTATATTGACTTATGGTATATTTAGTATGTTTATCAAAACCTTTATCTAGAGCTATTTGAATACAAAGTTCATAAACCTCTCTTGCTTTAGGAAGAGCTTTTTCAACATCATCTAGCCTTTTAGTTATAAACTCTCTCATCTTCTCTCTAATAACAGGTAATGTATAATCTTTACTGTTTTTAAGAGTAACAGGGATATAAGTTTTAACAACAGGTTCTAGATTAGTTTCTTTTTTCTCTATGACATAAGTCATCTCTGTATATCTACCTGGTAAGATAGATTTGAAGAAAGTATTAGGATTTGAATAAACAGAATAGAGTCTTGAGTATAGATCATTCTTAAGTCTACCATCTATAAACTTTGCCATATTAATAATCTCTGTACTATAACTCTTAATAGGAGTACCAGATAGTAAGAATAGGTTCTTAGTAAAAGAACGATCTACTATATCTTGTAACAAGATAGTACGTTTAGATTTAGTATCTGCAAAGTTATGAGATTCATCTACTATGATAGTTAGCTTAGGTCCTGCTATCTTAGGTAAAATACCATAAACTTGATCTAATGCTTCATAATGTATAAGAATGTATTTTTCATTATTATAAACCGCTGGAGACTTAGTAGTCCATACTTTATTTTTATTAGGTTCTTTATAAAGATTATCTTTACCAGGTAAAGATATCGATTTTAACCAAACTTTTTCTATAGTTGGTAATGGACAAATGATAAGAACTTTCTCAGAATGTAACATCTCCGCAAACGCTAGTGAAGAATAAGTTTTGCCAGTACCAGCGGCTGCTCCAATAGTTAAGCCTCTATAACCTGTTCTATACTTATATTCTTCATAATGATCAAATAGCTCTTGCTGATAATCAAATGGTGGAAATATAAATTTAGATTTAATCATAGCTGGATCTAGGCTATTATTTATATCGCGTTCTCTATTCTCTTCTGCTCTTGCTTCTAATATTCCAATTATCTTATGTATAGCTTTAACATTAACACCATACATAGGTCTTTTAATAGCGTCTTTAAACATCTCTATAACTTCGTATACGAATATAGAAGGAAAGACCATTTCTGTCATTCCTAATGTTGTAAAAATGTTATTAATGTTTTTCTCGCCATATCTGTTTAATAAGTTCTTAAACCCAGTCAACCCGACTATAGTATATACTTCTTTAATTTTATCATACCGAACATCGGTAACGAATAATCCTTCGAAAAATCCCATGGTTACCCTTTCTGAATAGCCGTAAATCACTAAAGATCCCCGGGAATCCTTATGGCTGAGCAAAAAATGACCTTAAAATAAAGGAGAATATATGGCTAATTTTGATAGCTTATACAAAAAAGTAGGTATAACAAAATTGATCCATTTTCTAGAGCCTTTAATAATTAAATCCGATAGTTTTACTTTTCCCGATAAAAGTATCTTATATTGGTTTAAACCTTCTGACGGCATAGAAACTCCTTCTAGAAATGTACCTTACCTTAACAAGACTAATAAAGTTAATGTTATGACACCTGTTAAATTTGGTAGTAAAGTAGAAGGAACGGTAAAAGAGACAAATGATGTTAAAGAAGCTTTTAAGATAATGAACAGAGAAGAAAAGAAATATAAGTTCTTTCCTCCTAATGTTATAGAGAATAAAGGCGATTTTCTTATCTATAACTATGGACTACTTAACTATATATATAGTTATGCTGGAGATCCTAGTTTAAATCTTATTAAGTATAATAACGTAGCTAATAGAATGCTAGATGATCTTAAGTCTATGAACGACTATAATAGATTTATATTAATAGAGCTACCTAATAAACTATTAAGTATGGGAGAGTTAGATAGTTTTGCTAATAAGCTAACACCTGGTAATATAAGTAGATTAGATAATAAATATTTTAACCTTATAGAACTATGGAAATGGTTAACTCCAGCTACTAAGAACACTAGTATCTTTAATAGGATAGCTAATACTAAACTAAATAAAACAACGTTATTACTCTCTATAGAGAATAGGGTAGTTATTATTAACTTAGAGTATCTATATGCGTTAGTAGAAGAATATAGTAATTCTCAATACGTTGTTAATACTGAAAGTACTGTAGACGAATTTCTAATGTTATTAGGAGCTACTAGCGTCAACTTAGAAACAGCTAGTTATGTTAAGAACAAATATAACTCTTCTGTTATAAGATATTTAATCTATATTATGTTATTTAAATTAGTAACTGGTAAACCAATAGATTTTAGTAAACTAGATGGTGAAAAAGTTAATGATATAGCTATTAAGAAAGCTATGACTATGGCTAAGAAAGTAGAGAAAGATAATAAACTCTCTATGAAAGATGTTCTTGACGCTTATATCCAAGAGACGAATGAAGATATTATATCTTTAGATATGGATACTTTTATACCAGAAACTTCTGATATAGATTTCGCTAAACTAGACGCTAGAGATGCTGATATTATTAGTAAAACTAATAAAACATTCTCTTCTATAGAAGAACTGAAAAAGTATAACTATAAAGACGATCTTAGACTTAAAACAATAGCAGAACTAGATTATCTTCTAGAGACTAAAGCTATTTCAAAATCTATGTACGAAAGTTATTTAGAAGCATTTAATAAACAGAATCAATTAGCTAACCCTTATTTACTAGGTAAAGACGGAGATGATATCGAAACTGCTTTAGATAGTAGTTTCGATAACTTCGAAATTAACGACATAGATGCTACTATAACATCTAATGTTATGATTTTCGACGAATCTGTAAATAAGAACTTAGTAGCTACTGCTGAAAGACAATATCTTAAAGAACAATTTAGGAAAGATATTATAAGGGTTGTTTATTCATTACAGAACCTAAATAATATTATACTAGATTATAATGTAAAAGAGAGTTTTGATATTACTGGTGGCGTAGAAGAGCATGAAGTACAAATCATGTCACTATCTGGTAAGAAAACAACATTAAGATTCGATATACCTTATATAGACGAATATGGTGTGTTTACTGTTAACGGAGTTGATTACTCTTTAAGAAAACTAAGAGCAGAATTACCAATAAGAAAGATAGATGCTACTACAGCTTTATTAACTTCTTATTATGGCAAAATGTTTATAGGTAAAGCATTCGAGGCTAATGATAGTAACATAGGAAGATGGGTATATAAATACTTAAGGAATAAAGAATCTGACAAGAATAAAAGATATGATCCTAAATGTAACTCTGTTATAGCATTAGGTGTTGATATTCCAGATGCCGATATTCCAGTGTTATATGCTCAAATAGCTTCATTTGTTAAAAGCTTTGATTATGGTAACTATAAGTTTAACTTTAACTACCATGAAAGAGATAGGTTACTTCCTGGTTATACCATGCCAGATATTGAGAAAACTGAAGTAAATAACAATGGTGTTATAGTTGGTACTGTTGGTGATAATTTCCTATTAATGGATTTTACTAATAACATTTACGAACTAAAAGGAAATAAAGCAGAGCTAATAGGAGATTTCTATAGCGTTGTTAATATAGACACTTCTGACATACCTATAGAGTTCGTAAGAGTTGGGATACTTAAGGAAGCAGTACCAGCGGTATTAATACTAAGTTATTATCTAGGATTAGAAAATTTACTTAAACTATTAAATACTAAATTTAGTTTAGAATCTGGTAGAGGTAAAGTAACTGAAAACCAATATGCTATTAAGTTTAAAGATAAAACATTAATAGTAGATAGAGATAATGGATTATCAGATTTAATAATCTCTGGGTTCTTAAGTATGAATAAACTATTAAAAGATATTCCATTAGATAGCTTTAATAGAAGAAGCGGTTATAATATCATATGGCATAAATACTTTAGTCTTTACAGTAATTTAAGTTCATCTGTTAAATATGTAAACGAAATTAACATATTAGAGACTATGTATATAGACCCTATGACCTCTAATCTTCTTAAACAGATAAAAGAACCTAATAACTTCCCTGCTTTAATTATTAGAGCTTGTGAAATGGTTATGGATAATAACTATAGACATCCTAACAATATTAACGATATGGTTCTTAAAGGGTATGAGAGAGTCGCTGGTATGATCTATAAGACATTAGTGTATGCTTATAAAGACTATGAGAATGCTAGTGCTTTTAGTAAAAGTAGAATCATCTTAGATCGTTATGCAGTTATGCAAAAGATAATGGGAGATAATAGTAAAATTACATTAGACGATTTGAACCCAATAGCGATGATTAAACAGAAAGAGGATACTACTTATCTAGGAGATGGTGGCAGAAATAAAGATGGTATGGTTAAACGAACAAGAGAGTTAAACCAAACCGAAATAGGTATAATCTCAGAATCTACTAAAGATAGTGGTTCTGTTGGCGTTACCGCACATATGTCTGCTAATCCTAATCTTGTATCTATTAACGGATTAATAGGTAACAATAAAGAAGCTGAGTTAAAATGGGAAAACATGCTAAGTACTCCAGGTATGTTATCACCATTTGGACTAACAGATGATGCGAAGAGGCTTGAGAAAGTTGGGTCTCTATAAACCTTTCTAATTGCTGGGACGCTTTAAAATGCCAATCAGCAGCGAAGACCTTATATAAGGTAACGTTCACAGACTAGTAAGACTATAGTCAGAATACTATAGCATACCGTAAGGGAAATGGAAGGATCCTATAGAAATATAGGATAAGATATAGTCGGGTCTTATACGAAAGTATAAGTGTATTGTCAACATTTTTAGCCGGAATAATATCTGCTGATATTAAGGAGGCGAAATGTTAAATTCAGAATATATTATTTATAATGGAATAAAGCTTTTTAATATTCCGGGCATTCCGGAGTATAAAATAGCAATGACAGGACAAGTATATAGCTTAATTAGTAATAAATTTATAAATCCTCGCAATACAAGCGGAAGAGGGTATTATAATTATATTTTATATACAAACGGGACACGTAAATTATATCCAAGGCATAGACTTTTATGTTTAACGTTTAAACCTATAGCTAACAGTGATAACATGCAAGTAGACCATATTAATGGTATTCCTGGTGATGATCGATTAGAAAATTTAGAATGGGTTACTGGAAAAGAAAACGTTAGGCGTTTCTGGGCAAAGCGTAAATTAAAACCACTATGTAAAATTGTGGTAAAAGATTTTATAACAAATAGCGTATCTACATATGACAATTATAAAATCGCTGCGCGAGCTCTTGGGTTACATAGATATGAGATCTTAAGAAGGTTACAACGAAAATTTGGTACACTATTTAAAGATTTCACTATGCTTAAATATGATACTGACGAACGCGATTTTCCCGCTATAAACAATTTAGAGGAAAAACGGCTGTTAGATCAGTTAGAGATAAAAGTTACGTTATATAACCATTTTACTAATAAGTACTATACCAATATAAATTGTAGTACAGCAGCAAAGATTATTGGAATTTCACCTAGTGTAATAACTACAAGATTCAATAACGGAAATTTAATATTTCCAAATGGATACGAAATAGTTTCCGGAGTGAATAAGACGATATCTAATCTTACTGAAGCTGAAAAAATACGTTTATATCTATCGACATATGGTAGCAGTCGTGCTGTTCTCGTTATCGATAATAAAGACTGCCCTAATATGACTAAAGTATTTAGAAGAGCAAAAGAAGCAGCAGAATATATTAATGTTTTTCCTGCTATTTTGAATACCCATCTTTTTAAACAAGGGCATGGGGAGTGTTTCTATAAAAACTTTTGGTTTATTTATATAGATAAGCTAAATGATTCTGAATTATTACAATACATCAGATTTAAAGATATTTATAAATCTGAAACATAAGCAACTTCTCTGCTATTATGAGTTCGCATATCATTGCAACTGATAACATGACAGCATCAAGAGTTTTAACAGGTTATGAAACGATCATACCTATTAAAGCAGGTCCTAAGTTTGTTGTTACAGCTGAAGAAGAGGGTACGGTAATTAAAGTTACTAAATCTGAATTAGCAGTTGAATATAAAACTAAAGGTAAAAAAGTATATAGATTATACTCATGGACATCTAAAGAGGAAGCTGGCTCTTGTTATACACATGAAATGGTTCCTAACTTTAAAGAAGGCGAGCTCTTTATTAAAGACGATTCTTTAGTCTATGATAAATTATTCTTCGAACCTTGCGTATTTAACCCAAGAAGAGTTCTTTATAAACAAGGTACTATGGTTAACGTCATGTTGTCCGAAGACCCACAAACATGGAACGACTCTATAGCTATTAGTAACGAATTACATACTGTATTAGGTACGACTTTAACTAAAGTTAAATCACATGTTATAGAGAAAGAAGATAACATTCTTAATCTAGTTGAAATAGGAACTAAAGTGGATCCTAATACTACATTATATACTGTAGTCAATAGTGATATTCCTATAGATAATACATTAGACGAAAAAGCATTAGCCATCCTAAGTGAACTAGCTGTAACATCTCCTAAAGCTAAAGTTAAAGGAACAGTAAGTAAGATTATTGTATTCTATAACTTTGATCCAGAAACTGCTAGTGAATCTATTAGAAAGCTGATAGAATATTCTGATAAAGTACTTATGAAAGCTACTGGATATTCTGGTAGAGTAGGATCAGGATATAGTATCCAAGGTAAACTACTAGAACCTAATAGTATAGAACTTAAAGTCTATATAGACGTTAAGGAAACTATGGGTACTGGAGATAAATGTATCGTTGGTAACCAGTTGAAATGTACGGTTGGTGAAGTATTCGATTACAAACTAACTACAGAATCTGGAGAAAAGATAGATGCAGTATTTAGTAACTTAAGTATATCAGCACGTATTGTTAATAGCCCTAACTTAATAGGTACTACAACAACGCTTCTAAAGAAAATAGAAGATGATGTTCTTAAGATGTACTTTGGATAAAAATAAAAAAGAACTATTGAACCTAGAGAACCTTAGTTAGGTTCTCTAGGTTTTTATATTATGTAGATGAGTAAATACTATTTAAAATAGTTAAACTCACGATACATTTGTTCAAGATTTAGAACTAATGAAGCTTTGTAGCGTTCAATAAGTTCTTTATCGCCATACTTTTCTAAAGTCTGCAGATCTTGTGATATGTTTCTTAGAACAATATCAGCTTTACCTACGTTAAGAGAGCGAGTCATTCGTATATCTTCTCGACATCTGTCATATAGGTAATTAAATCTATCAGACATGGATTGTTTAGTCAATCCTAAATCTAGGTGATTCATGTTCACCTCCTTTCCGAGCAAACTGGTAATTTGCTCTAAGATGAGTAATAGAGAGACAGTAGGAATAGTTCCTACTGTCTCTCTATATATTTAGAATATATAACTGTAATAAAATGACTTTGATAATGATTAAAAATAACTAGTCATAAGGATGTTACTCCTTATGACTAGTTTTATCGTTTATGATATCTAAAGACTGTTGACCTTCAACTGTTTTTGGTTCAGGGTTCAGATGTATAGCAGGTGCTTTATTTATTAGCATTCCATTCTTGCTATACAATATAATATGTTCCCTAGCCTCTATGACTACACTATCCTTAAACTTAACATAGACACTACCATTATCATCTACGTGGCAATAAGCTATTGCTTTAGCAAGATTTACTAAGTTAAGTAAATCATTCTCTGGTATATCTAATACATTTTTATTTGCTTTTTCTAATTGCATATTACGTTCCCACTTCCTGTTACTAAGACTCCGCCGCATGCGACAGCATCTCCTATTCTTACTATTCCTAGCCCATTGACGAAACTATTACTACTGTGACCTTTTGCTCTTCTTTCATGTACTGGAGAAGGAGATGGCGAACCATGAGGTTCTATAAGATCGTTATACCTATGAACTCCAATACCATTAACAAAAACATCTCCACTGCACTCTATAGTTTTCGTCGGAGGGAAACTACCATGCCCTGATGCTATATCAACATGGCTACCTCTTACTACTGGTGGCATCATGAACTCCTTATGTTCTTTAATATTCTCTTTGAAAATCTAGAAAATTTTCTAGCATATACTTTTTACCATGTCTAAAGATAGCGTGTCTAACTGGTATACCCTTAACAAAACTAACATTAGATTTAATATACTCTTCTAAGTATATCCTAGTATCTAAATCGTTATTACGTATAGCCATAATAGAAACATCTCCACTAACTTCTTCTTCCTTAAATGTTAGAGTACATTCTGCGGTTGTTAAAGTTTCTAACATAGTCTTATAAAGATCAAATGTTTCTACTTTATAATTCATCTTTAAAGTTTCTAAAGTTAATGGTGGCGTAGCGCCATCCTTACCTTCTATCTTAACTACTTCCCAAGTATAGTATTTCCTATGTACTTGAAATTCAAATGTTTTAGTAGCATCTCTATAACGACCTGTAGATCTCCAGTTAGAACCATCTAACTTGATTTTCTCTACAGGCATAAGATTATCTTTACAAGAAGGTTGATTATTCAATATTAGAATCTGACCAGAGATAACTCCATTATTATCTATGGTAAGATCTAAAGGAACATCTCCAGTAAGATACCATAGTCTATGTTCTTTAAAGAGCTTAGTTTCGGCTGTTTCTATCGTATGTTTATAAATATGGGTTTCCCAAGGATTCTTAGCATGGTACATACCAGATTGATTCGGTAATAACGCACCTGATAATATTGTGCATTCCATATCGAAACTCCTTTAGTTAATTTGTACTACAGCACCTTGGATAGTATATGTACCACCTGTTGTATTAGTAGTAGAACCTGATGTATTATAAGTACTTGAACCACCTACAGTAGTATCTGAGTTACCTCCTATAGCATGTTTTCTATTAGCACCTGTATTCATCGTTAAATTATTATCATGCGATATAGTTATATCCTGGTTGATACGTACATTAAGTTTACCTTCTGGAGAAAGTAGCTCAAAGTAGTTACCTTGCACATCTACTAACGTTACTTTACCTTCCTCTGTATTAATAACAAGATCATACGCAGAAGCTTCGCCATCATTATTAGCAGTATGGAGTACTAACTCTTTATTCTTAGTATCTACCATAAAGTAATAACCTTCTTCACCTTTAGCAACGTTAACATCAGATTGATTTTTATTAGAGAAGTAATAAATAACTTTCTCTTTCTTACGCATATTAATACCAGTGGAAGCCCAGAAGTATTCATCGTTGCCGCCTTGTTGAAAAAGATGAACCATTTCGCCTATAACAATATCCGGTGCTGTTAGCCTATTAGAGTTATAAAGGCCAATCCATTTAGCAGTAACTGATTTACTCTTATCTAAACTTAGATTAGTAGTGTTACCTTTAACGTCTTGATACTCTAAATTAATTTTCTCTTTTTCATTATAGTCGCCTTCTAAAGAAGGCATAGCTTCTACCATTGTTATTTCAAGGTCATAACTATCCTCAGGTTTATCCTTAACAGCTTGACCTATACCAACGTATCTAAAATTACTATTTAACGCTTCCATATGTTTCCTTTAACTATTAATATGGTCCTAATTCTGAAATCAACATATCAGAATGTTTATAAAATCCTATAGCTTCTAATACCGCATACATCATACCACAGTTATCTTTTACTATTCGTTTATAGTCAACGCATTCGAAGATTTCTTCTGGTAGACCTTTACCTTCAATAAGTAGTAATGGTGGTCTAAATGTTCCTATATTCTTCTTATTATATTTAACCATAGCTTTTCTTAAACGGTCAGCCAGTTCTTGATCTTTTAGATTGTCTATATAATCTTTCATTCTAGCTGGTGTATCTAAAGTTGTCGGTACCTTAAGAATCATGTACGTTGGTTCTGGAGCTGGCCCATACTTAGTAGCAAATACGTCTGTCCAAAGTAAATGATGGAAGAATGGTGTTAACTCTGGATGATCAGCATCTTTATAAGCCTTCTGATCTTTAATTTTATCTATAGATAGAACTGAAGTATCGGCTGCTTTAACTTTCGATATGATCTCTCTTTCAGTATCAGCAACTAACTTAACATAACCAAATATATCAAGTTTCTTACCTTCTCTTAATGTAGCGCGAATATCGTTAATCATACCATGACCAACATCTCTATACTGCTGTGATACGTTAGATGCTATAAGGTGTACTCCTTTAAGTTCTAACTTAGGCTTTTCAAATACGTTACCTTCTTTAACAGCAACATCTGCGAAATAGTGTTTACTAGCATTCATAGTTACGAAACTATTCCACATGAACTCGTTTTTCATCTTAAGAGATTCGAAACGTTCTAAATCAACATTCATGCTACCAGAGAGTATCTTAATGTAATGGTCCATAACCTGAGTTGCTATAGTCATAACAGAAGAGGCAATTGCTATAGGATTAGTAACAACATTAGATTTTGTATAATACCAATCTACCCACTCGTCATAAGTAGCACACGTACTATCTGTATCTGAAAGTACAATACATCTTCTCATAAGCTCTTTAATATAAGCGATATTAACAGGAGCTGTCTCTGTTACAAATAATATCCTTATAAGATCTTTATACTCTGTTAAAACTTCTGCTATATATTTTGCAGAAGAAGCTAAAGTATCCATAATATCAGAACCTACCATTTTAGAATAATCAACAGCCATACCTTTAATAAGATCTGAACAGATGTTATGTATATGGGATTGAATACCCTCTTGAACATTGTTAATATCATTAAGCTCTGTTTCAGGTGTTGTATAACCTGTTCTTGTTAAAGAGATCTCTTCTAGAAATTTAATAGTTAACTCTGGGTTATACTCTCTAAAATGATAAAGATCATTAGTATACATAGCAGCACCTAACTCTAACGGAGTTAGTTTCTCTATATAACTTCTAATGTATTCTATCTTAGCTGGAATATTCCAAAAGTATTCTGTAGATCTAACAATCATTCTCATAACACCATCTACATCAGGTGTTACTATATTATACTTCTTAAAAACTCTATCTAACTCTACAAAATCAGTATTTGTTAAAACACATGTTATATAGTTTATAACTGCTTCTGGAGTATTGAAAATCTTGTTACCAGATACTAAAGATTCAGTAACCGCATTACCTATAGAAGCAACACAACGTGTTGTTGAAGTTAAAGTATAATGTGCTGATGGATTATAAAGTATTGTACTTTTAGAAGCATAAGCACCTGATAACGAGTTATTAAAAATCTTACGAGTAGCTTGCATATTATTGTAATAAGCAGCTTTCTCAGCATCTCCAGTCTGTGTATAATAGAACATAAGTTTCTTATCTTCTTTTCTGGCTTTAATGTTAACATTAATAAATTCTGCGTGTAAAGATTTCTTAACAGACGGATGTATATAAGTTGTAAAAGATGGCACGATAACTTCTTTATTATCTTGTGCTGTCTGAATATAATCCATTAATGGAGTTTCATCTACAGACATATCACCATTCTCTGCTCTATGGTTAAATCTAACTATAGGGTCCTTAGGCTGGAATTTCTTCATCGTCTCTTTTATCATACTTGCTGCTGATTTTCTATCAACACCTTTCATTTTAGATATGAAGGTTATCGCTTGTTTAGCATACTCTTGTTTTGGGTTCATATGTACTAAATATTCGGGTGTAGGTTTCTTAAAAACGTACATATCTATCATGCTTAATATCTCCTTCTCGAATAATCATCGATTGACTAAATGGAGAACAAAAAATAAATAAAGATAGACAGAGAGTACTTAAGTACTCTCTGTCTACATCCTAGTATGTGTAATCTTACAGTTCTTAAATCCAAGTTCTGTAAGTTTATCAGCAACCATTGAAATATCTGTCGTATTAGCATTAGGTATCTCAATAACTAATTTTAATTGCTCTACCTCTACAACGCTATTACTATCTAAATATTCCCATGGTATAAGAACTGTTTGTTTATTAACACCTTCGAATAGTATATAAGTAAGATCTTCTACATTATACTCTTGTGTTAAATAACGTTTCATTTTTTCATGTAGTGTATAGATATCTCTATACGTCATAGCTTGACTAGCGGTTAGTATAGCTACAACTTTCATACTTCTATAAACACCGCCTAATTCTGTAGGCGAGAGTGTTACGAAGTCATATCGTTTATGCGGTTGTACCATATGTTATTCCTCTCTATTTTGAAAGTTCATGGTAAGAGTATCATGGTATATGAATGTTATATCCTGGATAGGAATATGATTAGCAACTATCATATCTCCATATTCTTCCATAGTCTCACGCAACAAAATAGCTAAGCCTGCTAAGTCAGCTGTCTTAAGACTAAGATTATAAGCGTCAAATGTTAACATTTTTAACTTATGTTTCATTTCTTCAATATCCATATCTAATTGTGCTCGTCTAGCAGCTGTTCTTATAATGTCTTCTATAAAGACAGCTACTTGACTACTATGTGCCATAGATAGAATATCCAATATTTCTAACATACGATTAGTAACTGGTAAAGAAACTAAATCTGGTTGATTATTCATCAGGACCTCCTGTCTCTATATCAGCTAAAGCTACTGGATCTAAACAGTTTAAGATAGTTCGCTCTAAAGCTGTTGGGCCGATAGCAATAACATCGTCTAAAGGAACAACAGCCATGGATACGGTTAACGATACTTCGTATTTAAATGTTCTTCTATACTCGTTAATATCCATAGAACGATATTCAGCTGGATCAGTTCTTCTCATATGCCATCGTATAGGAAGATACATAACTCCGTTATTATTTCTATCTAAACGATTATACATAGCTCCATTATCCCATCTTATATTATAACGTTTAAAAGCATTTAAGATAGCTTCTAGGGTTCTATCTAAATTACCATTAACGCTAAGATATTCCCAGGTCTCTCTACTAGTGACTCCTGGATAACCAAATGGGATATTATTAACCGTTACGAACTCGTCAAGTTGATCTAACTGTAAATCTTCTATAACAGTACCGTAATGATTAATAGTTCCATCCATATAAGACAATACATTCCTATGTGTCCATAAGACTGTATAATAATCCACAATAAACTTAAAGAGTAAATAGTTCTTCTGTTTATGTAATAAATTATTATGTTGTTCTATCTCTTCTACATACACGTCATATGCTTCTGTTAAATCAACTTCAGCTACTCCTAATCTAGCGGGACCTTGATAGTTTAGGTAAAACTGAGTTAAATATACACTTACGTAATCAGAAGGTACTATATCTGTTAATTTCATAACTTAACTCCTTAAGCCTAGTATTGTGAAACTTCTAATTTCAACTCATTTTCGGTTTCTACAACTTTTTCTACTTTTAATTCTTTATAAACAGGACCAAACTCTTTAGTTAGCTTATATTCTAACCAGTCTATAATCTCCATAAATTTAGTATTAAAATCGTCTTCCTTTATGATCTCAAAAAGCTGGATAGGATCTTTCTTAGATTCTAAACCAACTAAGAAATCTAAAGCCTTTACCATAATTTCGTTATATAGTTTAGCCTGTTTAAGTTTATCGGTAGAATAGTTAGCGATAATATGTGCCTCTAATGGACATCCGTGTATTATCCTATTCTGTAAACCCTTCTTATAAGGGCTCAGGTCTATGACTCGTGTTCTCATCCACACTCCTTTACTTTAAGGTCATCTTAGCCTTGCTTTTTAATAAAAGATAAGATAAGATGTTTACCTATCTTATAGTTAACTCTATGGAAAAGTATTAACTTCTCTTTCAAGTTGAAACTTAAAGAATACAATCGGAAATAATAATCTAGAACCGGGTTAAGCTTATAAGCCACCCAGTTCTCTATGATATTCCTGTAAGTTCTTAGGTTATATAACCTAAACTTATCGTCTATCCAATTTTGGGTACTAAACTCTGAAATGATCATTCTCGTTAATGTACCTACTGGATATTCGATACTATCGCCATGCATAAATCTTCCTGTTACGTATTTACTTACTACGTTCTCTAGTAAAGATTTTTCAATCGGATCAAACTCTATACCTACGTTAGGATAAATAATACCTAAGATAGCATTATTAAGATAGGGATCTTCTGTAACAGTATCTGAAGATAACATTATACTAAGCGGTTTAAAGTCTTTAGGGTCTTCTCCTAGTTCTCCTAGAAGCTGGTAGATGTCTTCTACAATCCCTGTATTAGTAGATTCTAAAACATCCATATAAGAGACCACTAGTTCATGTTTACTAAGCATGTATACTCCCTAGTAATCGATACAATAATTACCTTCTTTAACACTTGCATATGGTGGTATATGTAATACTGGTCGTTTAGACTCTTTATACCGATATGAAGCTATATCTCCTAATGTATAGACGTTAATATCATAGTTCTGAATATTGAATATTAGAACTTGGTTTATTAACATAGGCATATATGGAAAGAAGTAAATATCCCAAATTTCTTCTAAGAATTTTATAACATCAAGATGATACTCTTCTGGTATAATATCCATAAACTCATCTCTTAGTTCGTTTACTATATCTGTGCTATCTGAATACTGATATAGTTTCCAAGGTACAGAATTAATAGTATCTTGGTTTATTCTTTTATCTTGCTCTCTAAAGAGATTGAAGAAAATAGGATCTGACTCTTCTATAGCTTTACATCGAAAGTATTTGAAAAACATACTCCATGTGCAAACTAAAGGACTAATGTTAGTATCTCGTATATCATAATCACCTGTTATATGTTTAAACCTTCTAAATAGCGTTTCGATTTTAATAAATCTAACATCTATAGGAATAGTAAATAGATAACGGTAATCATCTTGTTTAATTTTAAAATTTCGTATTTCATTAAGTGGAATAGGATTTTGAAAATTAGCTTTCATTACCCACCTTCTCTATCACTATGATATTATCTACAGTATGATAGTTTTTATCAGCTCTAACTTCTATAGAAACATTAATATGTTCCCCATTAAGCTGATCACGATACTCTTGTAAAGCATTAAAAACTATATCACTACCGTATATACACACATTACTTAACCTATCAATATCGTATTTAGTAACACCTAAATAACGATTAAGCTCTGGGTATATTTTATCAACATTGAAACCAAAATCACCAAGGACTTCTTTAAACATATCACGCAGAATATTAGTGTTACTAAGATGCATAGACCGAGATCTATAATATGGTAACCCTATTAAAACTTCGTGAGGTAAATAAAGTCTTATTTTATCATGCGACATAAATCTCTCCCCCTATATAGTATCACGTATTTAACGCTATTCTAGAAGTTAATAATTACCGATAGAGATAGGAGCATTAATGCTCCTATCTCTATCACTCGCATATCTTAAAAGAACATATCTGTATCTTCGTCCATAGAAGCATGCACTGGTGCATCTATCATAGTAGACTTAAGATCGTTTTGTCTTTGAGCAGATGCCTCGTTTAACTTTGAAAGTTGGTTAATCTCTTCTTTCAATAAGCCAGATGAAGCTACGATATGTAATGGAAATGCATTCTCGCCAAACTTAGCGAATACATTCTCATGTACAACATTACCGATCTTATGGTGTAAGACATTCAAGTTGAATGCTACGTCTAGACCTGGTTTAGTTAGAGTTCTAGCTACAGTAGGTAAGCAGTACTCTGGAAGTTTAATATCGCCTACTCCCTTATGGAAAGATAGTGAATATAAACCTGCTGGAGTTTTAATACCTTTATAGTCTTGCTGGTTAATAAAGTTTGCCATGTCTGTAGAGTCTAGAGATTCATTATCCCCAGAAAGGAACAATGACATAACACCCATAACATTAGCGATACGTTCATTAGCTAGTTTCTCTCCAACTGTTTGAGACTTATCCATCTCTGCGTTATTTACATAGTAAGAGATAAGACACTTACCCTTACTAACTGCTTTATGGTTAAGAGTAGCTAATACTGCTTGTGTGTTACGTAGTTTAAGGGCATCACCTGAGTCTCCTATAATAACAGTGAAACATGGGATACCCTTTTCCATTAGAGCGTCAACTACACCTATAAGACCAGATCCGCCAGATCCACCAGAAGTACTAGCAATAACACATACGAATGTATTGGTCTCTTTCTTAGAAAGTTTAATGCTATCTAAGAAATCCGGTACGTTAGCTAATATTTCAGCCGCAATGCCCTGTCTATCGCCTCCTGCTCCGTTAATAACATTCTTATCGTTAGACACTAATCTCTTCGTCTGGTAGAAGGAACCAATCGGTTCAATATTGTCATAATTGTTTCTGCTGGTATCCATAAAGTGATACTCAACATCCGCAAAACCTTCACCTAGGTTCCTTAGATTTTTCAGGGCTTTATCCGTAGCGTTTATGCCTGCGCCACCTATCCCCAGTACTATTAATCTATTTGTTGCCATATATTAAGTCTCCTTAATTTTGATTTATTAAAATTCATCGTCTATTGAACAATTACGTATTTCATTCCTAAGACAATTCACAGCTAACTTAATAGCATCCCTCGTGTCATCCTCTACACAGTCGTCGACTATTTTCTGTAATAGATGGATAACATTTTCCATTTTACAACACTTTAAAATGTCGTCTTCGATTGTAGAACTACCATACATATCATCAGAGCAGTCGATATCCTCATACTCTACATCTACAGGTTGGTAGTCGTCCTCGTCGTAGTAACATACGCCATATATTTCCATATGCATTTCCTTATATTAAATTTTCATTAACGTTTAACAAATTTCTCTTGCATCTTTAGTTCCTTTTAAGTAATATATTTTAACAGAAGTAACTAACTTCTATTATATAAATAATATATAACTATACCGAAATGAGAAACTAAAAGATCATATATGGATCTATACTAAAATAGTATAGATCCTTAATTTTATTATTTTGCAGATAAATGCTTAAGAACAAAATCTAAAGTGTCGGTAGCAGCACTGTAAGAAAGTGTACCGTCTGGCATAATATAATAAGATTTTGAATTTAAAGCATCGTCAATTTCTTTCACCGCTTCTTTAGTTAAAATAGCATTGAAAGAAACAGTGTCGTAGACAACAACACCATTCTCCATAACAAACGTACAATATGGAGGGCATGTGATATCATAGGCTTCTGTAATACCTGGTAATGGAGTTACGTCTTGGATAAGTTGCCATTCGATAGTATCGTCAAGAACTATAGAGCTATACTTTTCCCAAAAGTATTCGCGTCTAAAGAATTTTGGATATTTCTCCATAATTTCCTTTATTATTGGCTTTTGAAAGCATCCTCCGTATTTAGGATGGCTTCTTTTAATAACATCCGACACTCTTGTAGAATTTTTTATATCTTGTTTTTTATTTAAGAATGTTCTAAGCTCTTGTAATCTTTCCAAAGGCAACATTGGGGTAAACTCAACTTCTTGCTTAGTTTCATATGCCTTATACATTTCTTCCAATTTATCGGCTTTAATATTGTTATAAAGAGTAAATTTGCCAATAGTGTTTTTAATACCGCCCATTAGGAACCTAACTGTATATTCTACCGTTCCTGTTTTTCTTGTAAATATACTTATTGCGGCAGACATACCAAGACTATATATTAACGCGCTTATTTCATAAGCAAGCTTTTGACTAGTTGTTGAGTATGCTAATCGCATATCTTTCATTTTAGAAATGCTTACTGTTCCATCAGTATCCATAAGACCATTTAAAAGCCCCCATCTGAAATCTTCAGATGTTTGCCCCCAGAACGCCGGCAATTGTTTATTTAACGCCCCATGACCTATATACTTTCTAAGCAACATAGCTATTGGCTCAAAATTCCATGTATGTTTACTGTGCGCATATATACCATTATCAAATTCATGTTCCTCGGCACGCGAATATACCTTACCGGAATACCCATAACTTGTTAATACTTCTTCTATTTTAGTTTTAATACCAGGATATATTGTAGCTAACATTATCGCTGTCAGGTCTGTTCTTTTACCATTCTCTGGCGGAAAGTTAACCCACCCATCGCCTATAATAGCACCAAATAAATAACCAAGATCTTTATCTAATTTATATAAATAGCCACCTGGTTCTTTTAAAGTATGTAAAATATTTTCAGGTTTAATATACTTATTATAAGCATCTTTTAATTTAGGTACTACCATACCTGGTTCAGGGTTGGTCCGAACATATTTTAAGCTACTATCAATAGTAACAATGCTATGATCATTACTACACTGTATTGAACCACCCTTATAAATTTTAACATTAAGCATCTGTAAATTCCTATGTACAGAATATGATACAGGATGCACCCATTTTGTTTTTCCATTCCAGACTGTTAAAACTTCAACACCGTTTGGTACCTTATAATAATCCGTATTACCTTCGGTTTTAATAAGTTTTCCTCTAGGAAAATCTTTAAGGTTAACTAATCCATTAGTGTATAATATAGATTTATTGTTTACTGGCATATTTTTGTTCTTTTGACTTTTAATATTATCAGTAAAAATAAAATTTTTTAGCCGTTTCGGAATTATACTGTTTTTAAACCTCGTATATATAAGACCGATTACAGAATCTCCATCATACGTTATCATTCTTTGCGCCTAGATCATTTAACGCAAACTGTCTTTAATAGACAGCTTATAGTTTCCTATAAGACTAGACTATATCTCTTACTTAAAGTAAGTAAGTTACTACATTTCGATTTAAGGGACTCTCACCCACCCACTAGGGCCCTACTCCTATTGCCGTTTATTTACCGGGGTCGGCTTAAAGGATAGTCGTTGAACTCAAATGTTTTACTAAACTAAATTTAGCATTCACATTCTTCGCTGCGTCGGTTGCCTACATATCTAATAGAGTTTTTACCATGCTATACACTTCCATTACTGGGTATAGTATTATAGTGTATTTCTACCTATAAGTGGTATCTATTAGCTTTAAGGGTTTCCCGCAATTAATAGTAAGTGACAATATGAATACTAGCTAACTAGCTAATATTTCGAATTCATCAGCCCCTAGCTTGCCCAAATGGCTTGTCGACGCCGAGATACTACCCATGAACTTTTCTCCGTCCACTGGATACTCTGGCAATTCCATAATTTCATTATCTATATATACCTTAACTCTTCTACCTATAACAGTTGATTTTAAATATACACCTGAAGGATAGATAGAACCTAAGTTAATGACTGGATAACGAGTTACCGTTGATTTTGCTTCTTTCGATACTTTAGCAACCGAAATATATATCAACTCTCCATAAGTTATTGGTCTAAGTTTACTAACGTTTACACCAGCTGGTATATTGTTAGTATCTTTAATAACATAAATCTCTTTCCCTCTATCTTCTACTAAAGCAATATAGTCATTTCCCATTTTAGCATAGTCATTCTTAATAACATCTTGTTTAAGCTTATTGAAAATGTTATTAAGACCTTGTGCTGTGGTCCATGCTTCTTTATCTTTAGAAGAAACTGATTTAAAAGTCGTTTTCATAGTCTTACTATCTATAACCGTTACGTTATTAGAAGCAGGCGTAGCAACACCGAATATGAAATACTTATTAACATTAAATATTGCTAAAGGTAAAATAGACTTTACAAATTGATAAAGACCTACTGTAGTATTGTTAAAAGAAATCTTATTAGGGTCTTTAAGATCTGAAACTACGTTAGGTAAAGCTGTAAGAACGTTACGTGTACCATCCATAATACCACGTGATGCCCATTTAGATTGCATAAAGCCACGTTTACCATCTATAAGATTCTTAATATAGAAGAAAATATCCATAGCTATAAGCTGGACTCGATAACGATAAGGATCAAACTGTGCTAGTTTATCTTCTTTTATAATGTTATTACGAATACCATTGACAGCCATGATCATCTTAGAATAGATGTTGTTAATTTCATCTTGTGTAGGGCGTCCTTTTGAATCCTCTTCTATATCTCTCATACCAGCTGGTAGAACATAAAAGTAACGAATAAGATTTTCAGGTCTAAGAGCTTTCTTAACAACTTTTATAGATACTGAACGAGATTTAACATTTCTAGAATCAAAATCTATTTTAGGTAATGTTCGCATAAAGAAATCAAAACCAGTTTCACCTTTAGGATCTTCTACAAGAGTTTTGAGCTCTTGACTATAACTAGCTTTGACTTTACCAGAAGCTACTTTATCGAAAATAGGATCTAAACCTATAAGTATCTTATAGGCAAAAGGATGTATAATATTCATCTTGAGATCTATATAACCTGGTTTAATAAAACGAGTTGCAGTATCTCTTTGCCCGAAGATTGTTTCTGAAAAAAGTCCTTTAGGATCATAAACTTTACTATTAGATTCGTATATAGCTAGCGATGTGACTTCTTGCATATCTCTAAGTTGTTCCGGCTTAATGGTAAGGAAATCAACATTAAAAAGTTTATCCACAAATGAAGCCATTTTTCCTCCTTATTATTAGGGATGTTAATCAAAAAAGCCCTGATATTCCTAGGGTTTTTGACTGATCTAGTGGGTAAGTTAAATAACTCTATAGATTTTAAATTAAAAAGATAAGGAGACGTCATGGCTAAAAAAGACGACTTTGAAGATATAGAAGATTTCGAAGATTTTGACTTTGACGATCTAGACGATGACTTTGAAGATGACGCTAGTAAAACAGCAAAATCTACTAAAGGAAAAAGTAAGAAAAGTAGTAGGAAAGCCATAGAAGAAACTATAAAAGATGCCTATGAAGCTGCTAAAGATAATATTAAGAGTAAGAAAGTTAAAGACCATGCTAAAAGAGTATTAGAAGCTAGTTTAAGTAATGATGCTAAAAGTTCTCTTAATGACTTACGCTATGAGCTTAGTAAGATGCAAGAAGAAGCTAATAAACAATTAGCTCCTTTAAAGAATAGCTTAGCAGGTATAAGTAAAACTTTATCAGATACTTTACCTAAAGGAAAGATAAGTAACCTATTTGAAACATTAAGTAAGAAACTTAAAAGCGAATCTAGTCTTGCTTATGCAGAACAAAAAGAAACTCTAGCAGATTTTAAAAATGCTTTTGAAAGTTCATTAGGAGATGTAGATAATAAGATAGCTGCATTAACTGGTCAACTTACTAGTAAGAATGCTAGGTTACAGAATGAAATAGCTAAACGTCAATATACAACATTGATGGCTATGAGGGAACAAGATAGAATATTCTATAATAAATCTCTAGAGCTGCAATGGAGAATGACAACTGGAATAGAAGAGAGTCTTAAATTCCAAAGAAGCCAATTTGAAACGTTTACTAAACAGTTTGAAGCTATCGTTAAAAATACTAGTCTACCAGAAGCTGTAAAATTACATAACAGCGAAGTAGCTGGTATGGTAATGAAACAAAAAGCATTTGGTACTCTAACAGAAAGTATATTTAAGAAAGTAAATCCATTAGAAGGTTTTACATTCGCTATAAATAGGAAACTAAGAGAAACGTTAATGGATGCTAGAGATAGTTCTAGCAACATGCAAGATCTACTTGGTATGGCTGGTGATTTTAGAGACATGCAAGAAATGGGTATGTCTAAAGGAACATTAGCTGGTGGGTTAGGAAGTGATCTTCTTTTAGGTTTACTATATGAAAAAATGGGTAGAGCTATTCCTAAGAATATAAGGAATAAACTATCCGGTAATATTATAGGTTTAGCTAGTAACCCTATGGATTACTTAAAGAGTATGAAAACTAAAGACCCTAAAGGTCTATTTGGTAAACTACTAAATAGAGGCGTTGAGGGTTTAGAAGGTATGGTACCTACTAACAATGCTTTTAATAATATAAAATTGAATAAAGCAGAGCTAGATAGCCAAGCATTATTCGACGGTAGAACATATAGTAGCATTAATACTGTAATACCGTTACTATTAAGTAAAATCCATAGTGAAGTTCATGGTTTAAGAACCGGTAAAAATGTTAGCGAGAATGACGAGTTAAGATTTGACGATAAAACCCAAACCTTTAAAACAGCTGGTATGTTAACAAAAGATATAAGATCCCATATAGCCGAAGACATGGTAAGTTATGCTAGGTCTAGAGCAACCAGTATGAAAAGAGAGGTTATAGAAAGACTTAAAGATTATTCAAGTCCTAATAAAGAAAGAATACTCAGTAACCTTGATAAATGGTTCATAAGCTATATAACGGAATATGGAGCTATATCTCCAGAAGCTATGGGAACTGCTAGGTTCTTAAAATTTGTACCTAATAACTTCCAACTAGAAGCTGCAGATTTATTTAAAGCATTTTTAACTAACTTAAGAACAGCAGGGTATTCTAAAGGTATTTACGACTTATTCCAAAGTTCTGGAGATTTTCTAAAAATGTCTCCCGCTATGATGCAAAAGTATGCAACTGGTATGAGTGGCGATCTTGCTATAAGAAGTGGGTTAATAAACGTAAATGGTCTTACTGGGGCTACTACTGTAAACGGTACTGGTATTAAAGATATATTTAAACATGCAACTAGAAGTAAAACATATAGCGTAAATAGTGATCTTTCTGACGACTATTTTGATTTTGGATTGGGACATGACTTTAAAGGCGGTTTAAAACATGATTGGAATAGTTTAAAATCTGGTATAAGAGGATTAAACTCTGGTTTACAACAAGGTTCATATGTTGGTGCATATGGAACAAACATGAGTTATAACCCAAGTATATCAGAAGCTGAACAAGCAGCCCAAAACTATAAGTTAAAGAGAGACGAGTTCATTAGGAAATTCGATATGGATCCTGAGAACGTTCAGCTTAAGAAAACTGATCCAGAGAGATACAATAAGAAACTAAGAAGAGCTTTAGAAAAATTCGATAGAGACCCTACTATTAAACGTATTTTAAGATACGTAAGAGAAGGTGCTGCTAATAGGATGGGTAAATTTACAGCTCCTATGTCTGGTATTAAGAATTTCTTTAACGATAAATACGTTAGAGGAACATCGTATGCTAAATCTAAATTTGATAAAGCATATACATATGGTAGTGACTTATTGAACTCTAACGGTATACCGGCTGGCGTTAACTTAGAGGATATTAGATTCTTTACACAGCATAAACTAGATGAAACTTTTAGCAAGTTAAATAGTGCTTATAACGAAACTAAGAATAATAAAGCTAAGATCATTAACGAAGCTAAAGAAAACATTATTTCTCAAGTTTCTAAGATTTTACCTAAAGAACAACTAGAAGCTGTTAAAGCATACGTTGCTGTTACAGATCCTAAAGAGATTTATCAAGAAGCTATAAATAAAACACAAGCTAGCATGGACGAAGGTAAAGAATATACCGAGTTAGCTTTAAGAGCTATACATGGCGATCAAGAAGCTATCCAAGAGATAAAGGACAGAGCAAGTGGTAGTGGTCAATCTGTTAAAGAGAAATTAGATAAACTTCAAGATGATTTATTAACTGCTACTAAAGAACTTAAAGATAAAGCTAAAGGTAAAGCTAGCGGTATCTATAACTCTATGAAAGATGAGATAGATGCTATTAAGAAAAAGAAACCATCTGAAAGAACTCTAGAAGAAAGAGAGAAACTTATAGATGCTAGAGTTGACAGACTATTCGAAGGTGTAAGTTCATTAGGAACATTCCTTAAGAATCCAACTGCTGGTATAAGTAAGCTACTATGGATGGGAGCTAAAGGAGCTATAAAAGCACCTTGGAAGTTCTGGAACTCTGGATTTGCTAAAGACAGTAGAAGTCTTGAAAGAAGAATGTACGGTAGGCTCTTTAAAGAAGGTATACCAGCTTTAGGTAGGGGCGCTATGTCTGGCTTAGGAGCATTAGGTTCTGGAATAGGTTCTTTAGGAGGTTTAGCTTGGAGTGGAATATCTGGTATTTGGGATAATCCTATTACTAAAGCTTTACGTAGAAAAGAGCGAAGAGCTTATGGTATGGCAGACGATAATCTATACGATGACAATGATCCAGATGCACCTAAAAATAAAAACTCTTGGTGGAATAGACTTAAGACTAAAGCTTCTGATAAGAAAGATTCTGCTAAAGATGTTAAAGCGCCTGAAAAGAAAGAAGGTTTCTTTAGTAAACTTAAAGGTTTATTAAAACCATTGCTCTTTGTAGTACCTGGAATACTTGGCGCTATAAGTACTGGTATTGGTAAAGTCGTATCTGGTATTGCAACAGTAGGCGGATTTATAACTTCTGGGTTCAGTATGCTATCTGGGCTATTAGGTAAAGTTATGGGTAGTGTAGTAGGCGGAGCTAAAGCTTTAGGTGGTGTAGCGCTTAAAGGAGCTACTAAAGTAGCTACTAAGGTAGCTGAATCTAAAGTAGGGCAAACTGTTGCTAAAACAGCAACTGAGGCCGTATCAACATTAAGTAAAACTTCTATAGCTAAGAAGATAACAGATATTCTAAAATCGTTTTCAGATCCTATAATGAAAAGACTAGGTAAAAAAGCTGGAGCTAAGTTCTTCGCTGGCGTAGCTGGCAAGATAGCCGCTAGAGCTATACCATTCTTAGGCTGGGGTTTATTACTTTATGATGCGGCTATGGCTATTAAGTACATGACTATAGACGGTCTTGATCTTAAATCTGCTGTATCTAAAGCTGTATTGGGATTTGATTTATTCAACGAGAATGATCCTGTTATTGACGAGAATGGTGAGCCTGTTAAGCCAGACGAACCAGAAGAGGTTATTCAGAGAGCTAAAGAAAAAGCACAAGATCCTTCTGTCTATATGGTAGATGGTAAGAATGTAAGTAAATCTGAACATGATAAAGCAGTTGAAGCTAATAAAGCCGCTATGGCCAATAACCAAACAGTACCACATAAGACATATGCTGAATATAACTTACCAAGTATTAAAGAAGATAGTGAAGCTAAGAAACTTTATTTAGACTTCTTAAACGCTTTCAATAAGTTAGATCCTGATGCTAGATCTCTTAAACTTAAAGCAGAGATGAAATCTGGAACAGTAGAGTTTGGAGATTTAGAAGATAAACGTTATTATAACCTAGGAGAACCAGCCGGTAACGTACTATGGGATTGTTTAAAATCTGAAACAGCTCTGGTAATGCGATATCCAACTGATGATGGATTTGAATATTGGCCAACTACTAGAGATGATTATATTAAGATACTTAAAAATCTTAAATCTGAAGCAGCTCTTAAAGCTGTAAAAGATGTTTCTGGAGAAACTGATCCTAGCTTAAGTAATCTTAAGATTACATACTATAACTGGTTAGATACTAAGATTAAACGCATCCAAGAGTCTATCATAATTAAAGCTGGAGAACAAAAGTCTAGCGGTGTTCTTGATATGCTTAAGAAGATACTAAATGCTGCATTCGGTAATACTAAGATAGATGTACCTAAAACAGACAGTAACCAACCTAGTAAACAACCTATGGATCAAGTTGTTAATAGGGATAACAAAGTTACTAATCCTGCTAATAACTATAATTACTCTGGAAATAAGAATATAGGTTCTATTTACGACGATGCTAAAACATCTAAGAAAAACGAAGCTAACGGGATGACTAAAGAGAACCTAATGAATATAGCTATGCGCTCTATGAATAGGTTAGGATGGTCGCCTAGAGAACAGGCTATGTTCTTAGCTAACGTACAACATGAAACAGGTAACTATCGTTGGTTTGCGGAGTTAGGAGGGCCATCTTACTTTGCTAAGTACGACGGAAGAAAAGATCTAGGTAATACATCTCCTGGAGACGGTGCAAGATTTAAAGGCAGAGGACTTATACATCTTACCGGTAGAGCTAACTATGCTGATATTGGCGCTAGAATGGGTGTTGACCTTGTTAAGTATCCTGAACTACTAGAAGATGATCCTAAGTTAGCAGTAGCCTCCGCTATAGCTTGGTGGGAACGTCAAAAAGAGATCTTTCCTAAGTTTAGAAAAGCCATTGAGGAAGATGATATTAAAACTGTTAACAAAGGCGTTAACGGCGGTAGTAATGGTATGCAGGAGCGTATTTCTTACTATAACGAGTTTAAGAAGAAACTTAATGCAGATGAAGGCGGAGCACCATCAGCCTATGCTAACGGTGCAATGTTCCAACAAGCACTAAAAGGCGATTTTGCGTCTACTAAAGGAATAGAAGGTATTAACGACCCAAGTAGAGTTAGTACTAGTATTCAAGGCGCTAACATTGGTTATAATACTTCATCTGGATATTATAATAACTATGCTACTTCGAATATCGATATGTCTAATCTACCTGAAAAATCTAAAGCGTTAGTAGAGAATATAAATAAATCTGCTGGTGCTAGCTCACAAGGCAGATGCGCTACTTATGTTAGACAAGCTCTAGATGCTTCTGGTTTCAAAACATCTGACGGCTCTACTGTAACTAAGAAATACAGAGATGCAGGTATGGCTGGTTCTGCTTACATGTACGATAGTAATGGTATATTAGAAGACGCTGGCTTTAAGAAAATAGATCCTAACACACCACCTCTTCCAGGTGATATTGAAGTATTTGGCCAGGGTAGAAATATTAACCACGGTCACATACAGGTTTATAATGGAGATCATTGGGTTTCAGACTTCCATCAATCTGGAGGTTCTAAGAATAGACCATATGGTACTCCGGGTATGAAATATAGCGGTATGGTTCCGAGCTTATTTAGGTATGATCCAAATACCGAAGCTCTTAAACCTGAGAATATAGGAGATAGTACAACTGATGGTTCGGCTACACCAACTACGACTGCTAGTGGAGTAGGAACAGATTTTACCTCTCCAGGTAGTTTAGAAGTACAAAAAACAGCTACCTCTAACATGGCTGTCGATGGTCTAGCTACTACTCTAAACGAAAGTAATAATATCCAAACTAACCAGTTAGATATTAATAAAAAGATGCTAGAAGCGTTAATGGAGATTAATAAATCTATTAAAGATAGCAATATACCAACTGATGATTTAGCTGCTAGTAGAATACAAAATCAAAGACAGCAACAAATGGCCGCCGGTAAAGAGAATCTTAAACCTTTAGATACTAAAGGATTAACTGCTAATAACATTAATCCTTCTAGAGGGGATAGACCTAAACCGGTTGTGGGGGATAAAAAATTAAAAAATTATAAACAAGCGTAAGAGTGTAGAGGATATATCCTCTACACTCTTACTTCTTTTTTGGTTCTGGTATAGTTCTAATTGCATTATGAAAAACTGGTACAGAAGTGTCTAGTTTATAAGACTTAATAAGACTAATGATCTCTTCGTTAGTAAACTTATCTTCTTTTATAAGCTTCTCAATATCTCTTACGATATTAAGATAGTTACCAAGTTTAGTTACATTAACATACACAGGTTGTGATAGTTCTTCTACGTATTTATTACGAACTTCCCATCTTGCTATGGTTAATGGTAATGTATTCTCTTTAAGCCATTTTTGTAGTTTAGGATCTTGAGATACTCTAGAACATAATGCATACGCCATGATAGCCCAATAGTTTGGTAATTTTAAAGTAGGTAGCTTCTTGATAATAGCTAAATCTTTATTACTAAACTGACCTTTCATAACTAATCTATATGGATATCCTCTAGTAGATAAATATTGCATAAATCTTCCTATGCTTCTAACATCTCCTATCAATGTTTTGAAAACATAGTTATAATTTATACTTAATGCTCTACCTAAAATATGTTTACTACCTGCTACTAAGGAGATATAGTCTTTACCTTCTTCTAGATCAGTAACTACTGGAAACTCTGGGTTATTCTGGTACATTTGCTACCTCCAATCTATCTGGTAAACTATCTATTATTTCAGATCTCTTCTTAGAGATTTCTTTTGTTAAATTAGCTTCTTCCTTAGCAAGTAGTTTAGGTTTTAAAAGATTGATTATTCTAACGCTAAGTACTCTTAACATCATAGCCTGTATAAAGATAGCACCATATGTTGTTAACATATCTTCTTTATACTCTGGCATAAGGTTAATATAAGCCGCTTTAAGATCTTCATCATAGACTAAAGGAGTATATATTTCAGCAACATAAGCTGATTGACCATATAGTGTTATACCTTGTTGAATAAAAGCGTTGTTCATGATCTGTAAGATCTCTATACGTGTTTCCTGTAACGCAGGATTAGCATATATAAAACTTCTTAACTTCTCTCTACCTTTACTAGTAAAATAACCAAACGTATTTATAGTATCTAACTCGGCTAGAAAAGCTGTTAAATTAATATGGTTAGTATAAGACTCTGTAAGTATAATAGCAGTTTTATCTAGTATCTCTTCTGTTATAACTTTAATATCACTCATCGTCTTCCTCTTCTTCCTTTAACGAGTCTTTAAGCAGCTCTACTTCCTCTTCGTCTAAGGTTTCAAGGTCTGTTATAGGTCCTGTAGTATTGAATACTTGTTGTTCAACAGTTATCCACTCTTCACTGTTCTTAGGTTTAATAGATACTGAAAACTTAAACTCTGATACATTAAAAAGATGAGAGATAAGCTTAGTAAAACCATCGAATGTCATTTTAGGCGAAGTCGCCATTTGATAAAGACGATACTCAAGTTTCTCGTCAAATACAGGACTATTGATTTCCATACGGTACATCTTATCTCTAGTCTGTGCCATCTTACATAGGTTACGTAGTTTATTCACTAGTCCTAACCTACCAGTTATCCTACGGAACATATTAGCTAATACGCCATTAGCATTCTGTTCAACTTGCTTGCTAAACACATCAGTAGATGTATTCTTAACTTCCTGAGTAACTTCATTACCCATTTTATCTCCTTCTTTTAGGTACTCGTCAGTATCTAATTAGTCTTAATAGAAAGATAAACAGTATCTATTATCCTTCTTATATAAATAATATGTATCTGAATGTATCTGAGATTGACAGACAGATTTATATTACCCTTTATATCCGCATAGAGATTATAGTAGTTATTAAATCTTTCAAGAACATTAATAAACATCTTAAGATCACCTACTGGGTCCACTGGCATTCTACCATTAGTGCTAAGGAACTCTAAATAAGTTATAGTAACCATTTTATTTTCTGGCACTAAAGTTAACCTTAATTCGTTTCTTAAAATGTCTTGCTGCATAATAGATTCTAATTCATTTTTATAATCTACAGGATTAGGAAATACAAACGTAGAAGTACTATTATATAATTTTCTAAGATCTATATCACTATCTAATATCTCTTTAACTTTACCGCCATACGTAGATGGCAGTGTATGACTTTTAGAGAAAAGTCGAGATAACCATTTACGCATACGTGTTACTCCCGAGAATTGTTAGTCTTTTAATTCTAAGTAATAAATAAAAATACACTTCCATTCTTTTTAATCAGAATGGAAGTGATATAAGATAATGTGGGTTAAGTTGTAACTCTTTATAAGTTACATATGCTATAGAAAGACTATCAATAGCATGTTCTGATAATAAGTTAAGATCTATCTTATTAGATATTTCTGGTATCTTAAGAAGATTATTTTTCATATCGTTTTTATCAGCAGTTCCTCCAGCGCCTACAACAGATTTGATATACTTAGGAGGATATTTTAAGATTCTACACCAAGGATTAGATAGCCTTGAAGCTAATTCAATAGTATTAACATACTGAGAAAGCTGGATAACAGACTTAGGGAATCTAGAGTTCATAAAGGCAGCTTCTAAAGAGACTACTAAAGGTTGATAAATAGCATTAAGATGTGTAATTACGTTATGGAGTTTTTGAACCCTAGCTAGCATAACATTATAAGTTTCATCTTCTACATATTTATCAAGTACTAGTGTTTGACTAATAACGCCTAATATTTCATTAGTCTCTGTACTAACTTGAAGAACTCCTATACCTAAGTTATTACCCGGGTCTAAACCTAGTATAGTATAGAAATTTTCATCATAGCTATCCATATTAGATTCCTTAAGGAAGAATATTATAGAAAGGTTCAGAACCACCTAGTTCTATATTCCTTATGAATCTACTTGTACTATTAAGATCCAAAGCAACGTCTAAATCAATATCTACAAAATATGTAATTTGGGTATCTAAAGATTCATAACCGTAGGTAGTTGGGATATCATAGCCATGACAAATACCAAGTTCTGTTATCTTAGCTACATCTTCTAGATCTAAAACTTTTAGAACATTCTTAAGTTCTTTTTGTTCTTCTTCTATTAAACGGAATTCAAATTTGAATCTATTAATAACAGAGTTAACTTCAGTTACTACTTTAGGATCCGAAGGTTTAATTACTGGTTGTGGATTAAGATAACGATCAGAATCAAAATTCATAATAGATAGAATATCATTACCTTCAACCTTATTAACTAAGAAATTATAGTTACGGTAATCTATAAGATCACAGACCTTAGCGTAATATGCATAATATTCATCACCTTTAACTAAGATTGTTTTACGTAAACGATATTTCTCTCTTTGGGTATCAATAAGATCATCGTTAATAGGCCGCATAACAAAAGGAATATGTTTAAATAAAGCAGCATCTAGTACAGAATGCTGACTATATTTATAACTATTAACATTATCTATATATGGAGTGCCACCTACTCCTAAAACAAAGAGTTTAGGTCTTGGGAATATAGGTATTTGGATAGTACCTTGTGGTGTATGTTCTGTTGGTTTAATATTGAACTTCTCGTTAAGTGTAGTATTCTTATGTACTTTATAATAACGATTAGCTAACATAGCATTAATAAGCGCTAGACCATAGATACTAAGTTGACTACTCTTTACCATTTTCTTCTCCCATGATTTCTTCCATAGATAGAGCAGGTTGTTCGAAACTATCTTCACCAGGTACGAATACCGGACGTTCTATATCTAGATTTTCTTCTAAGACAACTTCTACGTTAGCGGCTCGTTTGGCTTGTTGCGCTCTACGCTCTGCTTGTGCTTTAAGGATACCAACAACAGTAGCTTTAACATCAGCGTCATTTTTAACAGCTGTTTGTTTAAGCCTAGTGTTAGCTGCTTTATCAACAGCTGAATCTATAGAGTTAAGAACTTCGTTAGCAACTCGTATATCTCCTGGTCTTCTAGGAGTACCTTCTTTAAAAACTTCCGACATCATACGTAATCTATAATCTAGGGTTTTATTAAGTAATTCTTGTTCTTCGGGTGTATATATGCCTACTTCTTTAGCCATATTCGCCTCCTTAATTTTAACTAACTACATACTGCTGTACAGTATGCAAAATCACAGAAGTCGTGAATAAGATAAGATACCATAGCTAAGAGTAATCCTCTTAGCTATGGTATCTGATATCTCTGACATTATAATTAGATTGCAACCTTTATAATGTCTATGGAAGACTAGCTTCTTAACTTTAATATTAGTTAAAGAAAGGAGACTAATTAATATGCTTAATATTTCAATTAATCATATTGAATTAGTTGTGATAGTCTTAGGTATCCTTTTAGAGATACTTAAACTAATTAACCATTTGGTTAAATCATGATTAAGTTAGGTAGGTTAACTCCTACCTAATAATATTAAGCGCGTCCATAAAAACAAGGTTGCACAAAAAATATTCAACTAGTAGCATGACGGATAGTCTATGCTACTAGTTATTTTATAGTTTACAGAGAGATTATTCGTGATTTCGAGAATATAAAGGAGTTATAAATGGAGATAGCTGTATTTATGTATACAGACGGTTCTGCAGGACCAGGTACTCCAGGTCAATTAGGCATGGGATATCATGGGTTCTATTATGACGTAGATAAAGAATATAAAAAATCAGCAGATGTACCTAATGAAGGATTTCCAACTTCAGTAGGTTATGTTAATCCAAGTATTATTTACGATACAGAGAACGCTGAAGTACTTAAGATATTAACAACAACGAATGTAGATAGTCTTAAGATAAACCCAATTGGATATATAGATGGTATGTTTGCTATGCCTAATGACAAAGGTTATTCTAACGATGCTGAGATTAAAGCGATTGAACAAGCGTTATTTAGAGTAGCTGAATTAGTAGAAGAAAATGACCATATATTAAAACGTTTAGTTATCTATTCAGATTCTAAAGTAGCATTAGGAACATGGGGTCATATTATAAGTATTTATAGGAACCATAATGAACTTACTAAACCAGAAAACTTTGACAAGCTTAAAGAACATATAGAAACTGCCTATGCTAAGAATGCGGAATCTACTAGAATATTTATTTTAAATATGTTACCTAGTTTAGTCAGCTTTATGGAAAAAACACATGAACCTAAACTATTATTGTCTAAGGTTAAAGGACATAATGGTGATATAGGTAATGAACTAGCAGATGATTTAGCAGGGCAAGCTAGAAAGTTAGCAATGAGTGGATATGCTGTTAATAGTTTCAAATGGCATACAGAACGTTACTGGAAACCAAATATAAATAAACCAAGTTTCTTAAGATTTAGACAACTATATTTTATCAATAACACTAATAACTATATAGATGCTGATAAAGCATATTTTACAGTTATGAACTATGGTTCTATAGATGTTGGTAAACGATCTGGAGATCCGTTATATGGTATGATTAGAATGGATAATATCCCAACTGAAATAACAGAAGTTATGGAACGTTATCATAAAGAACATACTAATAGCCCAGTATTAGTTTATACTGTAGATCTTGATAAACTTTATAAACCAGATTATGCAAAATTCTTTAATGCTTTTGGTAGTGATGCTTTATCTGTACTCGATAATGACCTCACTATCATGGGTAAAGAGCCTTTAGCTTATCCTATTAAGCCAGCGGGATTAGCAAAAAGAGTTTATGATAGCACAACTGGTCTAATAGCTAGGTTAGAAACAGCAAGAGCTGAAGCAGCTAATTATCAAAATGGTAATGGTAAATTTTATTTTGATATTACAGATCTTATTTACGAAGATAAAGGTAAGAAACTTAACTGTATAATCAAAACCGGTTCTAAAACATTAGATCTTAAAGGTTTTGAATTAGATAGTAAAGAGTTTACGGTTAATACTAAATTAGTCTTAGGAACAGATATTCCAGATAGAAATACGTTGAAAGCTATGGAAGGAGATAGTCCTAAAGTATATATAATGTTCCAGAGAGAAGGTATTGGAGCTTATGGGTATTATATATTCATACTCTCTGATAAAGCAAAATCTTATGGTGTTTACCATAATATGTTTAGCAACCATATTATCTTCGATATACATAAGGATCGTAATGAAAAAAATAAGAAAGCAAAAGAAAGTTAAAAAAGAGAAGCTATCTGAAATAACAAAGAAATTCTTAAACAGGGAGCTAGTAACTCTCCCTGTTGAGAATGAGGACGAGCTTCCTTTTATATTAGCAGAAGAGAAAGAACTAGAGGAGAAAAACAATGAGCTTTAACGAAGAACTTAAAAAGTGGAGAGAAGAAAGAGATATAACTGTAAAATCTCAAAAACCAGGACTAGTAGGTAATCTATTAGAAGAAGTAACAGAGATTGCTAGAGCTAAAAGTCTAGATGATGTTATAGATGGATTATTAGATTATTCCGTTTATCTAGCTAATGCTATTGAAGAGGTAAACTTAGACCAAGAGTTACTAGCTGAAGAACTAGAAGAGATTAATAATAAGAAAATGAAATATAAAGATCTAGATGAGAAAGCATTGACAATCTATAAGAACTATTTTGTATTCAGATTGATGGATGGTGTTAAATCAGCTAGCTTTGTAGTTACAAGAGATCTTTTAGAAGTGTCTAAAGAGCATGAAGAACAAATGGAAACTGAGATTAAAATACATTTGGGTTTCTTAAATAGTTTATTCAGATTGATTAAATCAGCAGTTATTATAGCTGGTTATGATTTCGATAAAGCTTTTAACGAAGTCTTTAAAGCTATTCATTCTAGAAAAGGTAAATGGAGTCATACTCTAAATAAGTTTGAAAAAGATAAAGAACAAACAGATAGATATGAACCTAATTATGAGAGTGCTAAAATAAGATAAGAACTAGATAGTAGAGTATATCTCTACTATCTAGTTCTATATTTTTACTTTAAGGTGCTTATGCATTAAGGCTCTGGTGTAGCTTCAGTTTCAGCTTCGGATGTTGATTCTGAAGTAGAGTCCTCACTAGAAGTTTCTTCTACGGTTGTTTCTTCCATAGTCTCTTCAGAGTCTCCTCCTAGATCCATATTAAAATCATCTCCCATATCAGAATCTCCAGAACTATCGCTGTCTGAACTATCAGAGCCATATGAATCATCAGATGAATACCCACCATAGCCTGAGCCATCAGATAGTTCTCCGAACTTCTTTATAACTTTCTTATTATAAGTTTCAGAAAGTTTCGTAACATCTTTACCACGTCTTTCGGCGTAATTAATAAATGCTTCTACAACAGATTGAGCCATATCAGCATTCTCGTCGAAGAATGGATAAGTAAGATGCCCATCATCCTGTTTAACATACCATTCATAGGTTTCTGTTAAGTAGTTATTATTCTGCAACCATTGACGTGTAGCGCCTGCTTTAATCATAGCTTTGATCTTATCAGCATCTTGGTTAGCAGCACCTACGAAATAAGTATCTAACAACTCTGGGCTATATAAGCTATCTACAACGGAATCAAGTTTAGATTTGAAGCCCTCAAATGCTTTAGATTTTTCGTCATCATCTCCAAACTCTGGATATGGTAGCTCAACTTCTATAGTCGTTCTAAAGATATCTATAATAAAATTCTCTAAGTCTTTAGGTTTGATCTTATCTAAGGTAATTTCTTCATCTGTAGCTATAGAAGCTTTAACGTGTTTAGAAATCGTTTCTTTATTAGCACGAACAGTGTCTGCTATCTCCTGTCTTAAAATAGGATCATTCGTTATATATTTACGAATATGTTTAGATAACATAACCATAGTTTTATCTTGTAAAGCAATAATACGTTTAGCAAGAAGTTTATTTTTAATAACCACGGTAGCGGCAAAATCTTCTTTAAGACCTTGTTCTATCAACTCTGGAGATATACCTAGTGATTTAAGGATCATATTCATTATCTTAGAATAAGTTTCTCCAGAACTATCTATAGCATCACCATTAACGCCAGTACGAACATCTCTAGTTACATCCATCTTAGGTAAATAAGGAGAAATTACTTTTAATGTATATCCTTGTTTTATTACCCAGTTATGTAAGCTATTATGTTCGGTAGTTCCTAATGGGAAAGCTACGTTATTAGTTCTCATAACTTCTGACATATACTTCTCTGCTGTTCCCATAGGGTTAGTATCATCTTCATCTAGTTCTAATGTTATATCTGTTATAGGTATAGTATTTTGAATACTAGATTTAACGTTAGCATAAAGAAGCATACCAGCCATAGAAGCAAGAACTATAAGATCTTCTAAAAGAGATTTGCCAGTTCCATTTCTACGATAATCAAAAGCGTAGTATTGTACTAGTTCTATAGGTAAATAAAGCAATTTAGTAGATTTAGACTGTAATGCTCTCGCCAACATAACACGATAAATATCTGCAGAATTACGGATTTCAACTAGGTCTTCTAGATCTCCAGAACGCAATCGAGATTTAATCATATGGTCTACTATATCTCCATATAGTTGTTCAATATTTTCAATCTCTGGAACTTCTGATAAACCTCCGAATAAACCTAACTTAGCTTTATTTATAATAGAGGTTTTAATATCTGTACTATTAGGCATTGGTGTGTTATTACCACAAGCCATAGAAAGATCATAGTCTTGTAGTGTAGTAACAAGATCTACCGGGTTACCAAATTGATCCAACATTACGAAATACCCTACATGCTTATCTGGTTCACCTGTAGCATAAATAGGGATAACAGACTCAGGAGGTAATTGCATAACTAATGGAGTAGCAACTGAGTCTCTTATAGTTTCATCTTCTTTAAGACCAAACTCAACTTCTGATGGTCTATTAGAAGAGGTGTTTCTGAATAAACTATTAAGATATGATATAGTATCTGTACCTGCTTCAGCTTCTAAGTTAACAGTAAATCTGTCTTTTTTAGCATTACCAGTTAGGTTATCGATTGTTTTCTTTGCTCTTCTTAATATAGAATAATCTGTAGTAAATTCGAAATTAAGATTAGATTCGGTAAACGTATATGTTTTATTACGTTTCTCTTTCTCTATCTTAGAAATATCCATATTAGAATATCCAGATACGATAGACTCTGTACTTAACGTATGAGTTGGTACTTTAGTTTTGCTAAAAGCATTTACTAAAGCTTCTTGAGAAATGAAAGCTTCTTCACCATCTCTATAGTAAGCCATACTAGTAATACCGTTATAACCTCCGGAGTAATTAATAAGTCTATCTACAGATGCTTCTGGAATGATTGCTTCTATATAACAACCTTTAGTAAATAGAGCTTCTTCTAATATCTTAGGTAATTTATCTTCTATTTTATAGTTAGTATCTATATACTTTTTGATAGTAGTAATGATAGCAGATTTAACAGAAGTAGCTAAGTTAATAGCAGGAGCTTTATAGACTAAACCATTAGAGACCATACTGTTTGGATCTATAATAGAAGAAGTCATGATTTGGATAGCAATCTTAAGATCTGGAAGTAGTTTAAGAATACTTTCATTATTACGAATTTTATTAGCAGTACTGCGAACAATAGACTCGTGGTTATATGCTGTGTAAGGACGCTGGTTTGCTGATTGTCCAGTGTTCAGCTTACTTAAAGCAGCTGCAACTTGTGGAGAAGTGTTTACAATACTTGGAATATTGGGACGGAGATCGATATCTTCTGCCATAATATCTCCTTTTTAAATTTTAATATACGTAGGAGGCAACTAGATGTATACCATTGAACGTTACATGGCAGGCATCAAAGCGCTCACCAATAGCATTGTGATCAAGATAAACGAAGTACCAATGGTTATCAACGCAGGGGTTGAAAACACTATAGGTTATAACCCTGCTATTCATAAACCAACTAAAGAAAATATTAGAGAATGGAAATATTATCTTAACCTTGCTGGTAAAATGCATCCTCTAGATACTCCTATCAAAATAAGAGTTCTAGAAACAGAAAGAGATGAAATCTTATCAGCAGAACTTTTAGATAGATATCCAACTACTAGAATAGAATTACAGAAGATGGAAAAGTTCTATACTAACTATATGGACGAATATCCAGAATATGTAAGATATATTCATGGTTGTATGTTTCCTATTGACATAGACAAAGCAATAGCTGCTAAAGAAGGTACTATACTTAGCTATAATCCTGACTTAATAGAACCTAATGAATATTATCTTATACCAGAACTAGAGAAATATATTAAGAGTTTATTATCTAGATGGCATGTTAAACCATATACAATAGTAGATAACCTGTATTTACCGGGATTAATAGCTTTTCTATATTCTGCTATCTATCTTAAGATAATTAATCTTAGGTTAGAGAAGATAGGTACTTACCAGGTACACAGTTTCCATCTAGAACATTTCTTTAGATCTAGAATGGACCTCTGGGATGATGTTAATATTCTTAATAAGAAAAGTTTATTCTGGTTATATAAGAACTTGGACGTTATGATGCATAACGTTGGTAAAGATTTAACCTTTAAGAAAGTCTATGATAAACTATTCGATATGAACTATGTAGGAATAGGAGAACATATATTAACTAGATTAGATCCTAAGTTCTCAGATAGTAAGAATAACCTTAATGAACCTAGTTATACAAGAGATCCTGCTAGCTTAGTAACTAAAAACCTAAATAGATTTTATCTTACTAATAATGGTAGTTCAGAATCTGTAGAGTCTATGACAAATAAACAACTGACTGTTCTAGATGACATAAATAAGAATATGCCTCCTGTATTCCAGAAGTATATTAAGTCTATCGTTATAGACGATACCAATAAGAATATATTAGCTAAACAGAAAACTAAAGTTCTTGATATAGATAGATCTGAACTATTGAAGAAAACTGGGTTAGATTTATTCTCTTTAGTTATGGACTATTGGAGCTATGCATTACATAAAGATAAGTTATATAGACTTAAAATACAATATAACGGTAATATAAGTACGAATAAGAAGAAAACACATTTCGATAGTTCAGAGTTAGAATATATAGATCCTGAGAATAGGATCTATAACGTAACTCCTAAAGTCGGGCTATTGATGTTTATTAAGTTAATGCTTTATGCATCTGGTAACCTAGATACTAAAATAAGTAGCATAACTTATAATAGAGTTTGCGATTTTGATAAAGTTAAGTTTCAGAAACTAGTAGACACTATTATAATACAAGATGGCGTTAGTAAACCAGTCTTAGAAGCTATCAAAGACTCTTTACCAAATGAACCGGAGATCTTTAATAGTATCGATAGCTTTAAGAAGTTCTTAGGAGACTCTATAGAGCTAAGTAAGATAGTTTGGGTTATGGCTAGTAACGTACAGAACTTTCTAACTTCAGACGCTATAAAGAGAGTATTCTTAAGTATCATTAAGAGAGATAGTTATCCATTATCAGAAGACGGTAAAGAATATACGATAGACGAACTACTTAGACAACATGGTGTTAACTATACGATTAACCAGTATACTGATATTGTAGCTACTATGAAAAGTATGATTAAAACATTTACTGGAGTTGAATTAGATCAAGAAGATGTTTTACTACAGAACATGGAGAAGTATAGGAAGATCATTAAGAAATTAACTTCTTATAGTTTACATGCTATGGGTGCTGCTGGTATAGTAGATGATATTGCTGTTTACTATAACAACCCTACTGTTCTTAGTACTAAAAATGGTTTTGTTATAACTTATGGTACTGAACTAAAAGGTTTAGAAGACGATATAGCAAGATTGAAAGCTTATGCTTGGGATAATCCATATTATCTTAATATTAACATTATAGAGTTAAGAGCTAAGATGGCTATGGCTAAGTTAAAACCATTACAAGGTGATTTAGTATTGAAGTTCCAAGAGCTAAGAAAAGATGGATGGACTAATGGTTATAGTGCAGACTTTGTAACTATACCAGAGTTTAGACTAGATGACTATAAGTGGTATAACGATTGGGTTACAGTTAAACAAACTGAACTTAATGCTCTTGAGGATATGATAAGCGAACTTGAGGCAGGTGCTATAGATAGTACTGTACCACCACATATCAATACTATTAACTTACAAACTGCTTTCTTAAATTACGAAAAACATTATGGAGAGTTGATAGTTAAAAATGGTCCTTGGGTAAATGAAATAGGAAGTTATGACTTCAGAACTTTACCAGCTTATTGGGATGCTACATTAGATACTCGTTCTGTTCTTAAAGTAGCTGGAATAGAACTAGTACCTGTAGAAGATGTTATTGGAACACTTGATGCTGAGTCTAAAGAAGAGCCAACACCTATTAGAGCTAAAACTGTATTTAGACATAAACTGAAAGTTCAAGATGAACCAAAGGGTTATGGCGTAGAAAAACATGTCTTACATACTGAAGCAAGTTTTGACTTTAGTAAAAATTATACTACATTAGATATTTCTAACTATGTTTATGGCACTAAATATGTTAAGATAGGATTAATGGCTTTCAGCTCTACTAAACCAGGAATGGAAAATTCAAACAGGTTATTTACCTATATGGTAGAAGATGTTGTAAATCATAAACCTGATATTATAAAACGAGATAATAGAGAAGGTAAATACGTTGATGATCCTAGTGTCTTAAAGGATATTAAAGAAAATAGTATTTCTAAAACAGATGCTATAGGATTAGCGATGTTACCATTCCAAGTTGTTTCAGATGGTAATACCTATAAAGATTGTAAATTAGTCTATATAGGTCTGTTAGATAAAGACGGTAATATGGATGTTTATGACTGTTCAAATGTTAAAGTACTAACATATGATGATCTTACTAAATGTCCTGTTATTAAAACTGTTCCTAATGCTTACCATGGTGAAACAGTTGTATTACCTTCTAAAGTAAGTAAAGATAAAGTAATCTCTGTTAATGTTAATCTAGTAGAGAATCTAGAACTACCTACAACTACCCCACAAGTAGAGAAAGGTAAATTACTTTCTGGTATGTTCGATACTATTAATGGTTTCGAAATAGGTAAAGATCTTAATAAAACGAAAGTAGATTCATTATTAGCAAGCTTCATACCTGGAGTAGATGTTAATAGAACAATCTATAAGAAATACTCTTTAACAGAAGAGTTTAAAATCTATATGTATACTAGAGAAAAACTATTACCTAAAGATCTGCCTTATTACCATAGAGATACTCTAAGAGATAGATTACAAAGTATATTAGCTTATGATCCTGCTTTAGGATATACAGCACAATATAAGTGGATAATGATCAATAGTCTATATTATAAACTAGAAGATGTTGCAATCTTTACAAAAGAAGAATATCAAAGGTTAGGTAATAACTCAGAAGGTATATATGTTAGAAGTAATAAACCTATGTTGTATATAGACATAGTAGACATTACAGATCCTAAGTGGTCTAATAAGTTAGTTATAGTAGAAGTAGATAGAGGTTATAAACCAAGATGCGTTAACTTTAAAACATTTACTAGAAACTATACTTTCGAAGAGTTTAAAGAGGCTACTAAAGATAATCCTATCGTTGGTAATATTCCAAGATATGAAATACATCCTGCTATTAACAATATGAAATTAGAAGATGGATTATCAATTACTAAATTTAAAGATAAAGTACTTCCACATGTTGGCTATTATGAAATAGGTAAATTAGAATTTATTAACGTAAGTAATAATTTAGCTACTGGCATAAGTACAACACCAACTAAAGAAGAACTAGTTAAGAAATTCGGTAAAGAGCATCCTTGGCTAAAAGACTTAAATATTGAAGAGTAAGAGTAAGGAGAGATATTCTCCTTACTCTTACTTCTTTTATAGTGTGTTTTTAATATGCATAGCTTGGAAATACTGTTTAAGGGTTTTAGTAGATTTAACTCCACCATCTGCCATCATGTTAGATACTTCCATTATCATTTTTTGGGATGCTTCACCGTTCTTCATAAGCTCTGCTTGATAAAGTTGTTGTGCTCTAATATCACCACCACGAACACGCACCATTTCAGTTGCTGTTTCTTTCATATCCATAGCAAGTAACATTTGCTGTTCTGGATAAGTAAGTTTAGAGCTTCTTGATTTACCAGCTACTTGACCTGTTAAATTATCTATAGACATATTGTGTTCTGGTATAGAGATTTTCTTAGCTAAAAGTTGTTGTGCCCTTCTTACAGGAAGAACCATAGTTAAAGCTTCAACTGGTAATAAATGGTCTGGGTAGTCTGGATGATTAGTAACCTTAACTCTTTGGAAGAACCTATGTCCTAATTGTTTAGCTACTTTAAAATTGTTTTCTACAGATACTCTTATTTTACCATCATTAGGAACAACAACAGAAATATGAACTTCACCTTTCTTCATGCGCCGCATAAAGTTATCGAATTCTTCATCTGTCATGTTTTTAAAAAGATCTTCATAGAGCTTAACGTTTTCATTACCAGATACTATAGCACCTACATATTTTATTATATAATCTTGTACTGCTTTTCGTTTAGGATTCATTATTTATCCTTCCTATTCCATTTATAAGTTTTAATAAACATTCTAACGGCTTTATTTAGTATTACTATAAAGCCTATGAATATTAATGTTAAACAAACGATTTGTAATATTTCTGCAGATGCGCTAGTAAAGTTCATAACTACCATAAACGTAATTATATTTATTAATAAAGCCATTAAGAAGTTTTTTTCGCCTTGTGTTAATTCCATATTGCATCCTTCTTATAAAAAGTCACCTATCTAAGTCTTATTCAGACTTAGATAGGGTTTTATCAAGTTCTTTTTGAACATCTAAGAAGAAATCAAAAACCTTGTAAGATTTAAGATATGGGAATAGTACTCTATTTAGATCTTGCATCCAAGGTACATGTGTTCCTTGGTTAGTAAGAACTGTAAATACCATAGTAAGACCTTCTAGTTCTAAATACGCTCTAGCTCTTGTTAAGAGTTGAACAAAGAATCTATTTATTAGTACTCTTTGGTAGATAGAAGCCGTATCTTTAGTAGTAACGATAATAGGATCGTTTAAGAAATATTCAGCTGCTTCTTTACTAATAATGATTTCTATAGCTTTATAAATTTCAGTTGTTAAATCTAAATCATTTTCTTTTTTATTAAAGAAATCTTCAGATGTAAGCTGTTTAGGAGCTTGTGCTTCTGCTTGTATCTTAGTAAGATCAACATCAGTAACTAAAGATGATGTTGAAGTACTAAGGTTCTTAGTATCTAAAGAATATTCAGGTTGTTTCACTTGCATAATAGTTCCTTAATTTTTATTAAAGGAGATGCTAATATAGTAAAGACTTCTACTAACTCTGCTTTAACTAATTTATATTGTTTTATTTCTCGCTCGTTAAGAGAAGAAGCCTTATTACAAGCTTCTTCATGATTTTCCGCATTTACAGTATGTAGTTTAGTTTCAAGTGTTCTCGTATCTTGAAAGGTTACATCATACTGATTCATAGTTTATTCTCCCTTTTTCTTCTTAGTTGTTTCTTGTTTATCCATCCAGTACGGTTTATAAAGACCCTTTCGCATTTTAAGAAGGTCTACAGTACTCAAATATGGAACTGGATGTGAGTATTGGTTAAGTGTCCAATAACCTCTTGTATTAAGAAGAACATCCCAATCATATCCCATCTCTTTAAGATCTTTATAAAGCTCTGCTGGAGTACAATAAAGATCTGTTTCTAAAATAACACGATGGTAAATAGCTAGTTGATGCAATTCAGCTGTAATATTAATAGCTCTTCTTAATTTAGGATCATTATCTATTTTACTACGTACTGTAGTTCTAGATAGTGAAACATCTGGATAAATATCTAAAGAATAACTTCTGTCGTTACCAGAGATACCAAAACCTGGTGTACCAGATTTATTCTGTCTAAGATAATGGAACTCTGTTAGAGTAGGAAGAACACCTTCTGTTTGTGAAATAAGAACTTCTATATTACCGCCAGAAGGACCTGATTTAGAACGTAATGTTGTTAAGGTAACTTTATTAAGATCTGATTTAAGTATATCATTTGGATCTTTAGGATATTCTGGACCTTTAGTACCTTGGTTATAGAATGCTGAACCTGTATGTGCTTGATATGCAATATTCGTTAAGAAACTAAACTTACTACCTACAGACTTAATAGAATCACCTGTCTTAAGGAACTGAAGTTTCTTAGAAGGTTCTTCCCAAGGTTGTAGACCCATATTAACTTTATCGCCAGTATGTGCTGTAACAAGAACATATGTTGATGATTGTGGGCATCTACCAGGAAGTTGACTTAAGAACTTAGTTTTAAAACCACCTTGTTTCATAGCGTAGGTATTAGTATCTTTAGCGTCTAAATCTCCAGATAGCATTTCAGCAACTGAAGCCGCTTCAAACTCTGTGAAACTATCAATCTCTACAAATGTAGGTACTGGAATTGACATTGGTTTATGAGTATAAGGATCTAGCATACACTCTACAGTTACATAACCTTTCTTATCAGCTACTTTTTGATCCATATATTCAAAAAGATTATCTCCAAATTTATTAGCAGGCATATTAGATTTATCCATAATAGCCCACATAGGGTCAGGACCTAAAATAGGTCGTTCTCCTAATGAAGGAAATTCAGATGCAAATCTTTCTAAGCGATCGAAACTTATATTTACTTCTGTATCGTAAGTTAAAATATATGTTTTAGTAGCTTCTGCTATTTTACTAGCTGCTGATAATGTCATATAGTGTATGAGAGTACTTTTAAAGTTATTACCAGCACCTACAACACCTATAACTTGGCCTAAACCACCGTTAAAGATAGTTTCTCCTTTCGCTCCTGTAATTATAGAAGCTGTAGGTATATCCATTAGACAACCCACTGGAATATATATCTTAGGCATAGCACGGTTATTCATAGCGAACTCGAATATTCCAGCCATATTAATCTCCTTAATCTAATTTTTACTCAATTAGACTCTAGTTAGTTTATAGATAAACACTAGCTATAGGAGTTTTGTTAACTGAAATATCTACCTCACAAGGAGCCTCTGATGAAGAGCATTTATAAAAACTATAAAATATCTAAAGAGCTACTACCAGATATGACTTATGCTACTGAACAACTAACTGCTAATCAGGAAGGCTTTGGTAGTTTTATTATGTCTGTAACTTCATTTTTCAAAAAGAAAATAGAAGCCATAGCTGGGATATTTGGACTCAATAGTAAAAACGATACTAAAGAAGTATCTAAAGAGACAACTGCTTTATATAAAGAGTTTACAAAATATGATAAGGCTATAGACAAAGCAGTTAAATCAGATCCTAAGGTTTATAATAACGTTAAAAGTATATTGTTACCTTGGATACCAGGTGTTAAACCGGACCTTTATTCTCTAGTTACTGGATTGAAACTTCATGTTGACGCTATAGAAACTAAAGCTATACCACTACTAGAAGCTACAGATACTTTCATTAGTAAATTACTAGGAGACGAAAATTATAGAACTTCTATTATACCTAATAAAGAACTAGTAGAGAATTTGAAAAGTTATAGTAAAGAAACCACAAATTATCTAATAGATATAATAAATGGTAAACAAGTTTCTGATAGTAGAGAATTTGGGGATGTTATTCCTAACTTGCAATCTATAGAAGCTATCCATGGTAGTTTGAAAGATATGTTATTCGCTAAAGATCTTGAGAAAGTACAAGAGATTTTTAACTATGCTAATAAGATAGGTAATAACGCTAAAGAACTATTAGCGCAAGCACAAAAGAACAATCTTAACATTAGTAAAGTAAGAGCTAATGAACTAGGACCAGTATTACAAGAATCTGCTGCTATAGTAACAAACGTAGCTGCTATTGTTAGAATACTAGATGCTAGTGTTAAAATACATAAGACTATACTTGCTAAATTAGATATGATAATAAAATAAAAAAGATAGATACAGACAGACTAGAAATATTTCT